TATTCCAATGTATATAAAGGATGTGATATGGTAACGGGATTTCCTGTCGCTATTAAGGTAGTGGATTTATACCACCTTACAAGTAGAGAACCGCAAAAAAAAGAAAAACTAAAGACGAGATTAAAAATGGAGATTCGTATTGCTCAAGAAACCGATCATCCAAATTTGGTTAAGATGTTGGATGTTTTTGAAAGAGATGAAAACGTCTACCTTATTTTCGAATTTTGTGAAGGAGGGGATTTTGCCCAATTTTTAAAGAAAAGAGGTCCTCTTGCGGAAGAAGAGGCAAGGATTTATTTTAAGCAAATTGTGAATGGAATGCAATATCTATCAGAAAATAATATTGTCCATCGAGATCTGAAACCCCCAAACATTCTCTTAAAACACGATTCCACCTCTCAATTCAAATACATTCTTAAAATTGCCGATTTTGGTTTTGCCAAACAAACAGAACCAAATATTCTTTCGGAAACCATTTGTGGTTCTCCACTTTACATGGCTCCCGAACTTTTAAATCGGCGTCCTTATTCATCTAAAGCCGATTTATGGTCTTTAGGGGTTATACTTTATGAAATGGTGACTGGTTTACAGCCTATCCCAGCCAAAAGCCATTTAGAATTATTACAAAATATCACCAATCGTAAAATCAAAATCCCCGCTTACTTGAGCAAAAAATGCAAATCTTTATTGATGGGTTTATTAAGGAAAAATGAAGAAGGAAGGATAACTATGGAGGAATTGGTGATTCATCCTTTCTTATCTGATGATGGGCAAGAATTGCTCCCCCGAAGACGACATTCGATGTCCATCCCCACATTGACAAAACCCATCCAGATAAACCCCATAGCTAAAACTAAAACTAAAACTAAAACTAAAACCAAAACCAAAACCAAAACCTATTCTTGTTCCGAGAATATACCCGAATTAAGCCAATTGACACTACAAATTGAATCACCCACACCTTTCTCTCCCACCATATCTTTTTCCAAAGAAAAATTACATGTGAACCAATCAGGTTCTTCAGGTTCTTCAGGTTCTTCAGGTTCTTCAGGTTCTTCAGGTTCTTCAGGTTCTTCAGGTTCTTCAGGTTCTTCAGGTTCTTCAGGTTCTTCAGGTTCTTTTAAATTAAGATATATCTATGAAAAATTCCGTGAAATCGAAGAACTTTACCATTTGGCCCTTTTGACGGATAATACTTCCGAAACTGTTTACTTATATTTTCTAATCTTATACATGTTTCAGGATATGATAGATGTTATACATGTAAAAATAGAAGAAAAGAAACTTAGACCTTGTCGAAAATTGGCTAAAATTGTACAGAAATCCATAAAACGCTATGAACAAGTATATGCTGCTATTTTCAAGTTACGACAAGATATTGATACTTCGGAAAAAGTTCCTTCCTTTCATGAAATTATTATTAAACACGTCATAATTCTAGAAAAACAAGCGGATAATCCTCATTCCAGTCTCAGAGTATCTTATCGATCGCTTAATTCAGCCATTATATTACTACTTCTACTTCTTAATTGGTCTGAAGAGGAGATAGTCAATGAAAAGAACATCAAGAAAGAAATCGTGCGTTTCCAGAGAAAGAAAAAGATTTTGCGGAATAAAGGGAATTTTTCTTCCTCTTCCTTTTACTTGAGCAAATAAACAAATATTATTAATCCATTGTATATAATGTATATAATATTATATACAATGGAAGAGATTATCTACAATCCAGCTATTCGGTTTATTTAGAATTTTCCGAGTTGGATTTATCAATGATTCCCCTTTCAACCAAATTCAAATAGGTAGACCCACCAACCACTATTTTCCTTCCGGTTTTGGGATTGATAACTGTCTTTCTTCCTTCCCTTCCCTCCCTTTCAGGTTCAGGTTCAGGTTCAGGTTCAGGTTCAGGTTCAGGTTCAGGTTCAGGTTCAGGTTCAGGTTCAGGTATACTTTCCATTTCCTTCTTTTCGGTTATATCGTTATTTTCATCAATACATTCTTTTTCTCCTCCTTCTCCTCCTTCTCCTCCTTCTCCTGCTCCTTCATTTTTTGAAGCATCGGTGTTGGGTTTGAATTCGACAGATTCGGGATTGATAGATGTCCCTGGAGTTGATGGGAATCCATCATCTAGGGGAGGAATGGTAACTCTCGGAGATTTTCTAGGTGGAGAAGGAGGACGGGTTATTGTAGGTTTTGCTTTTAGTGGTTTCGAAGGCACATATAATCTCTTTCTGCGAACAGGTGATAACTTTCGCTTAATAATTTGAGGTTTGTAATCTTCATATCCAAATCCCATAAATGCGGCATCTTTGGAAATCGTTGGTGACAGATAAAAAGGGGAAATCAAGTTTTCATGGACGATCTGTGCAAACCGTTTATCGCTCAGGTTTTCAATTTCGTTGTAATGAAAAGTAGACCATAGGTGTGAAAATATACCCCGATAACGAAGTTCTCCAAAGAAAATGAGCGACGCAACTTCCCCCACACAATTTGTTTTATATAACGTATCTTGTTTCAAGACTATTTTAGGTAAGAGAATCCAATAATTGTTTCCAATTTTAGTTATTTTTCCTGCATCTTTGGTTGTTTCAATAACAATAAAACAAGTTTCAGGAGATTCTGCAATAAAAACATCCATAAGTCTATTTTCGCGTGTTAGAGGTTCGTTTAGATTGGGATTTGAAACCATAATCAAAGGACATTTCACATTAGGATAGAAATCTTTACTATAATGAGTAAATCCTCGCAGTCTAGAAAAAATGTTCTTGGTGGAATCGTAAGACTCAGATAATTTCTCTTCATGCGCTTTCAAAGTTGAGAAATTCACCAATATAGTATTCTGTTTTATATTTTTTACCGTATTAAACATATCTTCTATTTCTTCCCAATGTTGTCCAATCCAATCTAAAGTAATGATTTCTGCCATTTTGACACGCTCGTCACTCGAATCATTAAAAATACTTTCTCCCATGATATTTTTAAAGCTATAATAATTACCTTAATAAGGTTTTTCGTATATTATAAACGAAATATAAATTTTTTTTATATTTCCAAATAAATGAGAAAATCAACTTTTTACTTATTCTACTACTATACGTTCTCCATTAATAGCGTTTTTGCGGCACATTGGGCAGGAAATGTTGGTTTTCAACCAAGCAATTAGACATTCGTCGTGAAATAGATGTTCGCAATGTGTTTCAATGATTTTTTCTCCAGTTTGAAAATCATTCAGACATATTGCACAAGGTTGTCTTTCCTTTTCGTCTTTTTCATCACACGTGTATATATACGTTTTGAGTGAATGTATTTCTTCGTCATTGGCAGTTTGTGGTGGAGGTTTTGATTCTTCCATACTTCGTTCGATAATACTGGCATGATGTCTTCTCGCCTCGAGATGGTTTCTATAATCTTCAATGTGATGTTCTATCCATATCGTATGTGTTACGTCTAAAATGCTTTTTGAATCTTCTAATAAACTAGTGGTAGGTGCATCTACAACTAATCGTGCGTGATTTATAACTGCCTTTTCATATTGTTCGCAAATAGAACAAGCATTATGAAATAACCCACTTTGATTCGACATAATTTCTCTTAATAAAATCAATCGAGATAGCTGATCTAGTTCAACTACAACTCCATCAAGTTCTGAAAAATCTCTCTCTGTTGTAGGTCTTGCATCTACATCCGTGTTGTTTTCCATGTTTTCACTTATGACCTATTTGTGATAAAATTTATATTCATTTTTGGGAATATAAATTGCTATATCTCTGTCTCTGTAATTCGTTTTTAATTGGAAGTATCACATAGATTGTATTATACGGGTTATTTCTTGCATCTCGAATCTTGCATCTTGAACCTTAACTCCTTAACTCCTTAACTCCTTAACTCCTTAACTCCTTAACTCTTGAATCTGGTTCCAACGTGCAATTGGATTTTCCAAACTCTAGAGAATAGTGTAATACTACTCCTACATGTTCAGTGTTTATATTATACCCTTACGTGCGATCTAGGTCGCGCCTCTACTACTCTGAGAAAAGCCGTAATATCATCATCTAATATTAAATGTGGGTTCTCTTCAAGACTTAATGCAGTAAGATTATCAAGATTGGTAAAAGTAGAGGGTAAATAGAACAATTCATTATGTTTAAGATTTAAGGACCTTAAACTAGTTAATTGTCCAAACGCTGATGGGAGTTGGGCAATTTCATTAAATTGGAGTTCCAATTTCCTAAGATTGATCAACTGAGTGATGGATGGAGGTAAAAATGTGATCATATTATGTTCCAAATTTAGGAATAAGAGCAGTCTCAAATTTCCGATTGAGGAAGGAAGACTTGTTAGTCTATTTCTTCCTAGAAACAAATGGTCAAGATTGACCAAATCGCCAATATCGGCCGGAATCTTTGTAAGTTGATTATTCCAAAGACTTAATAAAGTAAGACTTCCAATTTTTGGAATAATGTCCGGGAAACGAGTAAACCGATTCGAGTAAAGAATCAATTCTCTAAGTGGTACATTTTCTAGACTAGGTGGAAGATTTGACAGTCGATTTCTATTTGCAGCCAATTCAATTAAATTGGTAAGATTACCTATAGTATCCGGAAGTTCTGTAAGACGGTTTCCGTTGACGTTGAGAATTAATAATTCTCTTAAATCCCCGATTTCATCAGGTAATGCCACCAATTGGTTATTCTGGAGATTTAAGTTCGTCAAATTGGTTAATTGGCCAATGGAAGATGGTAATGCCACCAATTGGTTATTCTCGAGATTTAAGTTCACCAAATTGGTTAATTGGCCAATGGAGGGGGGTAGTTCGACGATATTATTAAAGCTCAAAACAATTCCCGATAATTCGTCAAGATATTTGATATCATCGGGAACAATAGCAATAGATCTTCTAGTTAATGAAAGAGCTTCCATCGGGGGTTCGTCGGGGTAAACCGGGCGCAGACGTACACGTATATCTTCGCCTCCCGCACCTATAAATAATAGTCCTGTCTTAAAAACTTTGGCCTTTTCTATTCTGTACTGAATATCAGGAAGCTGTTGACATAATTGTCTTATCTCTCTAGAACTTCTACAAAAGTTTAATAAGGTAGGAACGTCCATTTGCCGTATTAAATTCACCAATTCTACAGGATAGTCTGTCCATCTTTTGATAGGAACAACAATAACAGGTAGATTCTTGTATTGAATATCATATTTCGTTGACTTTTGGACTGTCTGAGAATTAGAATTAGTTTTAGTTTTACGTTGTTTGTCGATGTAACCAGCATCAGGTAGGTTTGGTAGGTTTTTCATTGTTGTAAATTCTTGCTCTAGAACAGATCCTTCAATATTTTTTATAAGAAAACGGATTAATTCATCTTTCGATAAACGGGAATAATATCTTAACTTATACTTCCGAGCCAACCGTTTTAACTCTTTAACTGTTAATTTTCGCAAGGAATTGAAAACAAATAGCGTTCTATAATCATGTGGACTGGTTCTTCCCATCATTGGATAGTACACCCCTGAGTCTTCCATTTTTTATAAAAGTATATTTTATAATGTATATAATATAATATATATATATATATATATATCGAAAATTTGTATAGTATATATATATATATATCGAAAATTTAGATGAAACATATGGTTGTTATCATTGACAAAATGATTTGAAAATGATTTGAAAATGATTTGAAAATGATTTCAAATCGTTTTCCTACCGCCTAAATAAAGGAGAGAATGGTACAAATATTTGTGAAAACCCTCACGGGAAAAACCATTACTTTGGAAGTTGAATCTTCGGATACTATCGGCAATGTAAAGCAGAAGATTCAAGACAAAGAAGGGATTCCACCAGATCAGCAGCGTCTGATATTCGCTGGAAAGCAGCTGGAAGACGATAGAACGCTTGCTGACTACAATATCCAAAAAGAGTCTACACTTCATCTAGTCCTTAGATTGCGCTAAGGACTTTTATGTAATTACTATATATTTGCGAATATAGTAATCTATGTCAAAATTCTTGATACGAAACTTGATACGAATTTTGATAAGAAACTTGATAAGAAACTTGAAAGAATAGTATTTAAACCTGTAAATACATTCCATTACTTCCTACTCAATATTCGTATATATATATATATATTTATATATTCATTCATTCAACTTAAAATTGTTGAATTATTCACAGCTCGAAACCCAAGAATCTCCTTTCCAAGTAAAACGAAAAGAATCAGGGTCAAAAGAATCACTCTTTGACATATTATCTGGACCCCATAAGGGTTGAAGGTTTGTATAATGAAAACATTTATGTCTTTCAGATTCTATACTTAAATCAAAACTTGCACAGGGTTTACGATGATCAATATGCCACTCCCCCTGATTTTCCCACGTCATTAAAGGAAGAAATTGCAATTCAATGTGTTTTCGTAGAGTTTCTACATCACAGCCTACATATTCCATTGTCTTTTTAGATTTTCTACTAGAGTATCTTTTCATGGCTCCATATACTCGGCTTCGCATCAAACCAGTTAAATGTCCTTCAGGGTCACAATGCTTGCATATACACCTTTGTCTTCCGTGTTGACAAATACCACTTCCATCACATTCTTTGCATCGAAACTTCACTCTTCCATGTTCACAGATAGAAGCTCCGCCACATTCTTTGCATTGACTCCTCTGTCTTCCATGTTCACAGATAGAAGCTCCGCCACATTCTTTGCATTGATTCCTTATTCTATCATGTTCACAGATACTGCTTCCACCACATTCTTTGCATTGACTCCTTATTCTATCATGTTCACAGATAGAAGCTCCGCCACAATCTTTGCATTGACTCCTCTGTCTTCCATGTTCACAGATAGAAGCTCCGCCACAATCTTTGCATCGATTCCTCCGTCTTCCATGTTCACAGATACTGCTTCCACCACATTCTTTGCATGTACTCCTCTCTCTTCCATGTTCACAGATACTGCTTCCACCACATTCTTTGCATTTACTCCTCCGTCTTCCATGTTCACAGATACTGCTTCCGCCACATTCTTTGCATTGATTCCTCCGTCTTCCATGTTCACAGATACTGCTTCCGCCACATTCTTTGCATTTACTCCTCTGTCTTCCATGTTCACAATGCCACTGTTTACCGTTCCAAATCCTTGTTTCTCCTTTGAAAATGTATTTTTTCCCTTTGATTCTGTGAGAGCGTTTTGGAGCGATTTCTATTTGAATTATAACGTTTTGTTTTTCAGGCTGAAAGTAGTCCGTTATTAGAGATTTACACATATTCGGTTTTATACATAACTGTTATGTATAAAAAAAAGCAGTTACAATTACCTTGATAATTAAGAAATCTTCAATACACTTTCTCGTTGAAAATGAGATAATTTACGAATTTAGAATTATCAAAATGGAAAGATGGTATGCTGAAGCTTGCAAGCAAAGATCTGAAGCTGAAGCTGAAGAAGAAAATTTCAACTTGAATAAGAAACGAGTCTTTTGGAAAGATGAAATGGAGGAAGCGTGCAGAGAGATTACGTGGAGACAAGCGACGTTGGGTATAATATTTAGTGTAATATTTTACACTTTTATTTATCTAATACTATCTAATAACTATTAGCTTAGAAGAACATAGAAGAACATAGAAGATATACAAGACATTTCAAGAACTGAAATATTGTTCCTTCTTGGAGAAGAAGGAAAAAAAAGTTGTAATGATATATTCCGATGATTTGGATAATAATCGAAGGGAAGAAAAGAAAAGAATTTTGAGACTTACATGGTTCGTATGTAATGTTTTAGTCTGGGGAATTTTTTGTCCTTCAGCGCTTTTGGCTACGGGTATAGTATGTCTAGTAGAAGATTGTGGAAATCCATTGTTTCCATATTGGTTTATAGCTATAGGCGGAGTGGTTATCTGTTCCGTATTTTGGTTTAGTATCATATGTGTGTTTCCCACTTGTGTATATTACCTCGTTTCCTATGTGAAAGGAATACATATTCCCGAATATTCAATCAAAAATTGGGCTAATATTTGAAGAATTAGGAAACAAATATGTATTTTAGGCTAATATAAAATAAACCGTATTTCTCCATCTAGTATCAAACAATCGAAGTTCTGGGGGTAATATTGGGCATTGCGGGGGTGATTGGGGTTGTAAATTATAAATGTTAAGTTGTGGAAAATTAGATTTAAATTCAAGCACTGTTACTGGTTCAAAAGGTTTTAGACCATCACAGCCTTGAATGGTGGCGTTATCAGTGTTATTTCCACTACCTTCCGTAGCTTGCCGTAAAGTACGTACTTCTATATTGAAATTATCCAAGGAATTGGTATGATTTTCTGTTTTTGTTTCCTGACAATCGCCATCCATAATAGGAATTTCAACATACTTTAAACCAACGATATAACTTACGCGGTTGGAACATATATTTAAATCAGTAGTGTTTACTTTCCCAGAAGAAGCGCGCATAAAAACAGTTTCTCCTCTATGAATTTTACACGGAGGAGGAACAATCCAATTTCCTGGATTTAATGTGCCGAAAGATCCCGATGCTACAAGATTGCTTCTTTTCACTAATTTAAACGTAGTTTTTGTTGTATTTTTTATATATAAATCAATAACCGCTTCTTCATCCGATTCAAAGTCACATAAACAAGGTCTCAATTTACTAGCTCGCCGAATGCATTTTGAGACAAGCTTTTTTTGTGACTCATGATCTACTTCCATTTTAGTTATATAAAAGTTTATATTTCTGAAAAATTACGTGAACATACAAAATGGATAATACTGATACTACATCTACTTGTAGCTCTAAGGTATGTAGTTCGGAATTTTCTGGTAGTTGTCTTCCAGTAAAACAAGAAAATAATATAGCCACATGCACCTCGGCCTCTTTATGTATAGCTGATGGGCAATGTAAGACAAATAAGGATTCTAACATTTATAAAACATGTATAGGAACGCCTTCCGAAACCACATGGACCATCCCCAACCAAAAGGAGGAATGTATTTGCTTTAATAGATTCAGAGATAGTGCAGCAATGGATATTTATTTCTGGAACAATACCAGTAACATCTTATCCATGGTCGGGCAGGATGAGCCTATTGGTAATGATGGTCAAGCCTCTGTGGGTTGGATTTTATGGGGAGATAACTTTAATAATTGTGCTACTGCTCGATGGCTGATTACACCTCCTCTCAGGGTATTTCCTGGGGAAACTTTCCTCGCGCGTGTCGGAACGTATATTATCGATGATGAATCCAAGTGTAAACGAGATACTTTATTTAATGTATGTCTAACATATGGCGTAGATGGAAAGGAAGATAATTCAGTAACAATTTCAATGTGTAGAATAAGACCAGGATCTGGATCAAGTCATTGTCATCATTTTGGTCCTGTATCTGGAACAGATGATAGTAACAAGGGGAGTACTTGTCAACATTCTTGTGCTAGAGGAAATCTCCGTTTATCTACTACTAATCTTAAGATTGATGGAAAACCGACTCCGGGTAGCTATCAATTTATAGTTACGGGTGGGAGTGGAAATATAAAATGTAATCAAAATCCTGATAGTTGCCCTGCTGGAATGTACTGTACGTCCGAGTCGATATGTATACCAGGATGTAAAATCAACCCTGATAGTTGTCTACCATCACAGATTTGTAATCCGAACAGCAGAACATGTAAAACGCCGACGAGTTGTACTAAAAATAAGGAGTGTCCTCTCACTCAATATTGTCTAAACGGTTTTTGCGCCAACGGGTGTACTATTACGTCCGATAATTGCGGGACAAATATGAAATGTCAGGATGGTGTATGTGTTTCAGATATGACTCCATCAGGTCCATCAGGTCCGTCGGGTCCTGGGAAGAAAAAATTGTCTACGGAAACGATCATCCTTATCGTTATGGTAGTAATTATAGTTGTTATATTCATTATTGGTTTCTTTATTTATTTTAGACAGCCTAAAAGTGAGGTTACACCTGGAGGATAAAGCGTTTTGCATTTGTATAATAAATATGTAAAGTTTACAATCATAAACATATTTAACAAGAAAATCAAGAAAATCAAGATAATCAAGATAATCAAGAAAATCATTCATTATAATAGTATTTTATTATAATGTAATTTTCGGAATTTGGATCTGGATCTGTTTACTTCTCTCGCTTAGAATGGGATAAGGAACTGGTTGAGGATCTGGTTGAGGAACTGGTTGAGGATCTGAAGACGTTAACACCCGAGTATTCACCTCTTCTGCATTGATCTCGGGAAGGCACACAATTTTGATAATATTCACAATCCTTCAATTTATCCATCATATCATTTTGTGTTCCAGTTGTATATCGGGTGGATCGTTGTGTAGCATGAGAAGATCCTAGGGTATACAAATCATACTTACCTCCTTTACTATATTTTTCGCGAGATTGCATACTAGATAAACATTTATACAAATCTTCAATAAGAAGAGGAGTCAAATCATCGTCCGGTAAAGGTTGCTTGCACAAAACATCAATGGCGGCGTTGATAATTGAACGAGCGGCAACAAGATCCCTTTTCGCAGTAGATAAGGCGTTTTTAATGGCATCCGCGGTTAGGACACGATGCCATTGTATACATACCTTGGGGTTGAGAACGGTTTCATCAGGAGAACATCCCAAATTCAACGAAAGTTCAGTAGATATAATTTTTTGCTCGATTACGTCAAAATATGAAATTACACAATCGATTAAATTCACTGATTCTCCTTCTGTAATATCCTCTAAACCTAAACCAATTCCTATTATACATAGAATATCCTTCTGTTGTTCAGAGAATAGATCTCCGATGCGAACGGTAATGGGTTCACTGGTTTTAGAAGATCCTTTTATTGTCCCCCAAACTTTCTTGACGTGCATGTGGGGTTTGGGGTGTATAGTAACGGTCGCATTTTGCAATACCAAACTCAGTATCCCACCTAAACATTCGGCGAAATGGGGACCAATGCTTTCATGATCTTTGATGAAATAATAGTTTCCATCTTGACCCACTTCCGCAATCGAGTTCAACATATCTAAATCGTGGTCAATTCCATAACCAAAAGTAAAGATTTGATACAATTCCTTTTGGTCCCCTACATATATTTCAGCCGCTCTTTTAACCTCACGAATAGTGGACATACCCCGGTTAGCAATACCATCCGTGAAAAGCATTAGCGTATGTCTCTTGGGTGTTTTAATCAACGATTTTTGGATCATACTTAGACCTTCCAACAACCCACCTGAAAGATTAGTACATCCACTCGCACGAATATTATCCAATGCATTTTTGGCTTTAAGTTTACCTATTTCATCCATCAAAGATAGATCCAATACCGTCTCGACGTCACTTCCAAACTTAACAATTCCCAGACTATCTCTGGGTGTCAACTGATCCAATATGAATTGGATACTGGCTTTGACCAGGTCCAATTTTCCATCATTCATAGATGCCGAAACATCTATAACAGTCACAATTCGCACGGATTCTCTTTCGCTCATTTCCATCCTTGGGGCTTTAAGTGATATCATACCTACCACATCGGGCACTGTTCCATCTTCTTGAACAGACAAATGACTCACTTGCGCTTGAATTAAAGATTCCATTTTCCCGGATAAAATTCAAACCAAATTATCATTTTTTTTACAAAAATCCACATCCTAAATATTATATATATATATAATATATAATATATAATATAAGAGAAAAATGATTTCTTTTTGGTCCTTTTTTGGCCAAAAATGGGTTCATCGTATTCTTCAAACGAAAAAGAAGTCGAGGTTATAACTGACTATGAAGATAAAAAAATAGTAAAGTGGACAAGGGGAAAAGAAATTGTTAATTATCCATCACACCATAACATGCACTCTCTCGTGTTTTTCAGAAGCAATTATCATCTTTATTCTCCAAATCAATGGAGATACGCTACTACAGTAAAGTGGACAAGGGGAAAAGAAATTGTTAATTATCCATCACACCATAACATGCACTCTCTCGTGTTTTTCAGAAGCAATTATCATCTTTATTCTCCAAATCAATGGAGATACGCTACTACAAAACATCAAACTGCTACTGATTTTAAAAATTGGTGGGATGATCGTCACTCTTTGAATAATAACAATCAAATTGCAGTCATGCGGTTTCTTTATTCTACGCGAATGAATGCTTCCTTAAAATATCAGGTATTAAAATATCTGGACAATCATTTTCATGGAAGGTCTGTTAAAGCTGATGAGCGGGAGTTTTTCACAAGCAATATCGATGGTATAATTGACATGGTTGAAAATTTCATTGATAATTATATCGATGATATCGCTTGTGAAGATTACTCCTCTGATGAAGAGAAATTTGAATCGGGACAGTATTATGGCAATTGCTTTGTTGAAATGGTATCCGAAGATGAAGATGATGAAGATGATGAAGATTATGAAGATTATGAAGATTATGAAGATGATGAAGATTATGAAGATGATGAAGATTATGAAGATGATGAAGATGATGAAGATGATGAAGATGATGAAGATGATGAAGATGATGAAGATGACGGAAGATTATCTATCTGGATGAAAAATCCATTTGGGATTTCATCTCATCATCGCAAATATATGTGAATATTTTCTTTCTCTTAAAAAGAAAATATTCATTTCATGCAATAGAAAATCGTTTCTAAAATGTAGAAAAGTTCAAACAATATTATATATTTGCAATATATAATATATATATAATATATAATCTGGCATTTTACACAGTTCTTCCATCACATCCCCACAAATCAGCTGTTGTCGAGAATGGTCTACCTGCTTCATTTATACATTTAAAAAGTAGTAAAAGAACCACTTTGCTTGATATTATTTAGAAAGATATTCTTCTTTAGTGTGAACTAAATTTTCCTTAATGGATCTGAGAATCCATCTAGATGATTGTATTTTTTCCCCTAATCCATCCACCATTTCAACACCCATACGCTTGCAAACTTCAGCCTCAGGTATGTCGTTGTTGAATTGATCCCCGCCATTACAGAAAATATGACCATGAAGCATAGACAAAGTTCGGCAAACGCTTCGATCTTCATCAATAGATTCAACAGCTATATCTACACATTCTAGTTCTCGGATAACTTTAATTCGTTCAGCCGCAGAAATTGTACACATTCCTTTTTTAGCGATCGTTTGTTTATCATTATTCACAATAACAATCAAAATATCACCCAAATCTTTTGCTTTTTGTAAATATTCTACATGCCCTGAATGAATCGTAGGTTCAAAGTAACCAGAAGCAACAACAATGGTTTTCGTCATTTTTAAATCATCGTCAAATACTCTATATGCTATTTTTGATTCTGAAATTTCAGAATTTCTCCAAATATTTTATAATTGACTTATTTAAAATGCCCAAAAATAAACGAGCTTTACTCATCGGGATCAACTATCGTGGGACACCTAGTGAATTGAGGGGTTGTATCAACGATGTAAACAACGTGAAGGAATTTCTGTTAACCAAAGGTTACAAAGAAAAATATATTACTATACTCACCGATGATACGGAAGTGAAGCCTACCCGTAATAATATTCTTAAATATTTTCTTGAACTCATTCTGAGTGGAGATAAAACACTCTACTTCCATTATTCAGGACATGGGGGGTATACTGCAGATGTAAGCGGAGACGAAAGTGATGGAAGAGATGAAACTCTCGTACCTCTTGACTACCGAGAAAACGGAGAAATTCTTGACGATGAAATTCGAGGTTTACTTCAATGTTTAAACAAAAAACAGCATTTGACTGCAATATTGGATTGTTGTCATAGTGGCTCGGCAATGGATTTGCGATGGAATCTATATGAACGTTTTGGAGGAACTCGACTGCGTATGATTCCCGATAATCATTATTGTAATACAAGAGGTCAAGTAATAATGCTTAGTGGATGTCTTGACACTCAAACATCTGCAGATGCTCATATCGAAGGCAAATTCCAGGGAGCTATGACTCATGCTTTTCTGACTTGCTATCCCAACGCCATAAATTATCAAGATCTCATTCAAAAGATAAGAAATTTAACGAGAAAGGAAAAATATACACAAATACCCAATTTAACCACTGGTAAAGAATTGGATCTTTTGGATCACGTACGTGTATAAATTTACACATTTAAGAAAAACTTAAATGTTTACTAATAAGCGGCCATTTTTTTCTGGAATTTCTCAATACTTTCTTTTTCTTTGAATAAACCCACAGATCCACCTGATTCAAAACATCCACAACCATTCGAAATGTTTATATAACCAAAACCCAATTCATTTTTGTCGTAGAGGAAAGAAAAAAGAGAAAACATTCGAGTGCCTTGAGCACAAATGCTACACGGATCGTCGATTTTGTTATAAACAAAGATATCTTGGATTTTTTTGGGTGTTATTCTCTCATTTCCTATTTCTTGAACTGCAAAACATGTGTTGGTTTCGATATATTTGACAATCTCGTCTTTCTTGTCTTTTTCGTCTTTTTCGTCTTTCTCGTCCATCGTTTGAACAGATCATTAAATTAAATTTAAATCGGTTAATTTAATTAATTTTTAATGTTCTATATTCAACACTTGATCGTAATACCCTTCTATAGATGCATGATCTACACATACGACTAGTTTGTTAGAGGCGACGGATTTTATCGATCGTAAGCAATGTGTTTTGAGCTCATCATCTAAACTAGAAAATGTTTCATCAATTAACAATAAAGGAGAACCGCTAAGACGATTCAACGCCAGTGTCAATAACAATGATAATCGGTCCTCTTCCCCCCCACTTACTTCCGAAGGATTTTCGTATATACCCCCTTTATGTCGAATTTCTATATTGACCATAGGTTTGATTTTCTTGGTTGTTTTGATTTTTCGGTATAACTTTAACTCAACCCGAATGGGTTCCTCAAATATAGCTTCCGCGAATACATTGATAGTCGCATTGATACTATCTACCGTTTGTTGAAGAACTTTACATTCTACTTCCACAGCAATACCCTTGAGTCGCTCCAAATAATATACTTTTTGAGAAATTTCGACAAGTTCTTCCCTTTTTCGTATCAGTTCTTCTTGTTTCCTTCTTGCTTCGTTGGCCATAGCAGCAGTCTCAATTGTTTTTTGGATGGAGGAGAGTCGAAGTTCCTTGGCTGTTATTTCTTCTTCTAAACCATATTCCAACTGTTTGTAAAGATCGGATTTTTGTCGATTGGCTTCTTCTAGATCCTTTGTAACAGTTTCTTGGAGAGAAAGATGGGTAATATATTTTTGAATTCGTTGTTGAAGAATAGTTTTTTGATGATGTAATTCTTTCTCGTTCCCCACTGAAGGTGTCAATTTTTGTAAATTTGCATATTCCTCTTCTTGTATTTTTAAATCAGACATACATCTCTGTCTTTCTACCTCGATATTGTGTTTCTCGATTCCTGCTTTTACCTCTGAAATCTGAAGAGTTGGCTCTTCAAGTATTTCAATGGAATGTAGAGTTAAATGTTTTCGTTTAGAATCCTCTAAATCTAATGGAGAAAGAAGATGGGATCTCGAATCTCCCAGTACATGAAGATCTGTTTGGGTAATTACGGAAATCTCTTCTTCATATGCCTTGGTTAAATTCGTGTATTGTTCTATTAATTTTTCACGTTCTTGTCGAATCCGTAGAAAGTCTTGTAGTTTTTCCAGCTTTTTATAGGCTTCCATCAAATCTTCTTCTGTGCTAGGTTTATGATCGCATGATTCTAACCCCCCCTTGATATATCTTACATGATGTCCACATTGTGGGCAACTCAATACATGTTTTCCTTGTTTAAGTGTATAAATAATCTCTTGCTGTGTTGTTATTTCACCTTCAAGATCTCTTTCTTCTTCACAGCATCCACTTTCTTGGGTAGAAACTAATTTTTCATGAAGATTTACTATATTTTTGTGTATTTTAAGGGCTGGTTGAATTTTAAGAAGTGCAGAAAGAAATTGTAGTTCCTGATCTATATGCAATCGATCATAAATTATTCCCATATTCACGGCTTTAGCCTTGTTTCCCTGAAACTTTGAATGTTGAGATTGTATTTCATATAAATCTTTTTCTTCGTATAATGCGACATCCTTATAGGTAATATATTTTGCTTCTATTTGATTCAAACGAGTTTTAGCTTGGTCTAAAAATTGTTTTTGTTGCAACACCCGTTGTAAAACATATATATCCTGATCTATTGCTTGCACTTTTTCGTTCAACGATTGAATAGCACATTCATCCAAGGGAAGGGATACATTTTCCATTTCTTCTTCTTCAAACTGTTGAAGCTCTTTTCTTTTCCCTTCTAACAATTTAATTCGTTGATTGACTACTTCTAAAGCGGAAACAGCTTCCCTATGTTTGAGATATCGTTGTCGCAAAATCGTTATTTCTTGATTTATAGTTTTTATCTCTTCTTTCATTTGTTTCATTTCCTCATCCGAAATTGCATTGTTGAGTTCTATAGTTTGAAACTCCAAAAACTCGGTAAAAGATGCACATTCTTTGTTGTAATTTTCTTGTAATACATCGAAGCGAAGTTTTTCCTCTCGTAACCATTCTTCTATTTTGTTGATGTAAGGAGTGGGATTGCTTTCATGGAAAGCAATCTTGTTTAAGAGATCTAATTTTTCGGGACCTGGCACTTCGAAAAGTCGATTTGATTTTTTTTGTTGTAGATAAGAACAAAGCAGCCATAATTTTTCGCTTCCATACAATTCATTTATTCTTTCCTGAGCTACAGCGTCTATTTGTTCAAATCTTCCAACACGAAATTTAAGAAGATTGGGTCTTTTTTGTCTATATATTACACATTTCTTTCCGCCCTTGATTGTAGTCCGGATAGTTACGGAGAGTTTACTGCCGCGACATGTCTTTTGATCCACATTTCTCATATTTCCATATAAACACCATATAATGGCCTTGAGAATAGTGCTTTTACCTTGACCTGATGGACCTTTCAGCAAGGTAATTCCTGAAGCAGGGAAAGTAAATTTAGCCTTTCTATAACATTTAAATCCTACAATTTCCAATTCCATAACTCATATATATATAAATATTCTTTTTGGTAGTAATATAGTTCATTTTATTTTGTTTTTTTGTGTTAGTAAGAATCTATACAAAATGAAAATCTTACATAGATTTTTTTGGGTAATAGTAAAAATATTTTCTTTCATAAAATGCAATCTGAGCTAGCTCAGTTACGTCTTGAAAGAGAAAGAAGAGAAAGAAGAGAAAGAAGAGAAAGAGATGAAAAACAATTAGAAGAAGGATCAGAAGAGAAAGAAGAGGAAGAGGAAATATTAACTACACCTACTTCAGAAAAATCGTTGGATATCCAAGAGGAGCAAAGGTTAAAAGAGGAACTGTCTAGAAGTATTGTTATTCGGGAAGAAGCCAGGGAATATATCAATACATCTATTTTAAGGGATATTGAAGAAAGTTTAGGTAGGACAGAAGGTGAAACGTTTAAATTTGCACAATTTGCGGATAATAAAAATGTTGATGAAATGATGAAATCCCTTGAAAGTATACACGGTGAATTATTACATATTAAAGAATTGCTTTTGCAATATCAATCCATATTGCTTGGTGTTCATAAGCAAACAAGTAGAATAGAAGATGTAAATTGGATTATCAAAGAAACTTTTAGCCCAAACACTATTAAACAACAAGTACGTCAAGTCTTAGAATTTTTAAATGGCGTATCAAGTGCTCTTTTGAATATAAATCTAAACGTTGTAGGTGCTAGAAAACCAGTTAAATTACTTCAAGATATTTTTAATATTGGGACGGACGATTTTGAGTTTCCATATCGAGAAATTGTAATAGATATGGATATAAGTCGAGATGAAGAATTTGCTTTGAATTTGGCTAGAACTCAAGAAAGAATTTATCAAGAAGAAACACCAAGATTTACTTCTTTTCCCACGAGAGGTTTAGATAGCAGTAGAAGGGATTTATCTCTAACCTCAACCCCATCTCGACCATCTTTAGGGATTGATGAGGCTCGAAATATTGTAGCTGAGAATATGGATGTAGATAAGGATACCTTAAAAGCTATCCTTGAAGCTCAAGGATTTTCTTCAGATATAACCGCAGAAGCTTTAGTTACTCTTGAATCAAGCGAAGAAGTAGACATTCTTCCATCACTCAAAAAAAGAACTTCCTATAGAAAAAATATAGAAGCTTTAAGTATACGAGAATTGGTAAAAATAGCTAAAGACCATGATTTGTTGGATTACCGTCGCAAAAGTAAAGCATTTATAGTTCGTTATTTAGAGGAAAACTTAGATACGACAACTTTAAATACGGCTATCCGTGAAATATTATATCCTATTAAATACACCAATCTTTCAGTTATATTTGCTAGTTAATTACATATATAAGCACGCAAAATATCAAATAATAATAATAATATTATTATTTGACACTATTATTTGGATAAATTAATCTAATTAATCTAATTAATCTAATTATTATTGTATGAAAGTTTGTCTTCCTCGGAACTATTGTATAAAAATACAGATCCAACTTTCATACCGCTACTGTTGTAGACATGAATTTCGCTATCTTTTATTTCTTTATATGTTTGTTTCCAATCATCTGATTCTTCTGGAATGTCAACAATATTTTTAAAATCGTGTTGAGTTTTAATTTTCCAGAAAAAGTCGTTATTACATATTTTAGCATTCATATTAATTGAAGATCTACAGAAATTTACAATCGTTTTTATATCTAAAAACTTTGCCATTAATACCTGCAATTCGTCAGGTAACGATCTAAATTGGTTAAACAATAATTCATCTTTTTCTTTCTTAGAAGGAGGAAATATAATTGGTAGGTTATTAAATTTAACCGTTATGCGTTTCATATTTTATATAACATGGACAAATATTTATAGATGTTATTAGAAGCCATTGAATCTTCTAACTGATCCCAAATACCAAAACAGCTCAAAAACGTTTTTGGGTTGTTTTTGGTATTTAGGGAAAGTAAAAAGGCTAGATAAATTAATTAAACGTTTGTTCGTCTTGAAAGCACATAATTATATCAAATGAATTTATGAGAGTGCTTCATAAATTAATCCATTTATAAAAAATGTCCATTCTGGTGACAATTGGGTTGATCATTTTGGCCATTGTATTGTTAGCCGTGAATTTAACATACATCACTTTAGCTTTGTATCGTTTAGGGATTTCAAATTTATTTAAAACTATTGAAGATGTGTTTACAGGAAAAAATAAAGGAGCTACAGGTGAGGATTATTTGATTTATGCTGGTATTATTTCATCTAGTGTATTTATGGTTATTGCTACAGTTATCTTCATAGTTATTATTCTTGCTGTGTTTGGCGGATCAGCTTTAGTCGTGGGCGCAGGAACCGGTGTAGATGAAGCAGCGTTAGCAGCAGGAGGAGCAGCAGAAGGAGCGGCTGTTGCAGCAGAAGGAGCAGAAGGAGCGGCTGTTGCAGCAGAAGGAGCAGAAGGAGCAGCAGCGGAAGGAGGTTCTTCGTTCTTTTCTAAGATAGGTAATATGCTTAGTGGTTGGTTTGGAACCGTTCTTTTAATTGTTTTAATTGCTATTGTTTTTGCTTCAACCTCTTCGGGGGTATTATGTATTTTGTCTGCGTATGAGATTAAGAAGGAGAAGGATTTTAATAAAGATAAGAAATTGAGGCAAGCCTATACAGATGCTATTATTGCCGGAATTGTAGGTATTGCCATCGCGGTTTTTGCCATTTTAGCACTTATTGCGTATTTTGTGTATAAATACTATAAAAAACGAGAAGAGAAATTAAGAGAAGAACAAGCAGAAAAGAGAGCTGAGAAAATAGAACAAGACATTCAGAAAGGAAAGGAAGAACTATTTGGAGGAGAGAAAGGAAAAGAATTGGCACGAGAATTAATAGAAAAGAAAGAATTGGGTTAATACATCCACTCAAAAAATTATCTTGATAGATGCAAAAAAATAGAATGACAACTGCTTTTTATATAACCTTTTGGGTGGCAATAATTATTCTACTTATCATTTCTACAATATATACAATTTATGCTTATAATAGTGTTGGAGAATATAAAAATTTCGATCAAGAATCAAGATTGGTAGAAGCTCGTGATCTATTATTATGGTCAGCGATTTTATACGGGATAGGATTGTTGTTAGTAGTGATTTTTATGATAGGTGCGATTGCTTTCAAGTGGGAATCAACTTATAATAAACACGGTTTTGTATTTTTACTTCATACCTTTTTATTTATTTGGTTCTCCATAATTATTATATTGCTCGTGTTAGCTATGGAACATATTGATGTAAATAGCAATACACTTTCATCGGACTCCTTGCAGAAAGCGGTTCGCGATATCAGAGTGGCAATAATCACTGGATCTGCTTTGCCAATATTGATCGGTGGTGCTTATCTTGGGTATACATATCATAAAGCAAGACAAAGATATTATTGCAAACAAAATTATTTCTTAAATGAATTACAAAGAAATTCGTAAGGTTTTATGTTTCTTATGTTTATAATTTGATAAACATAATCAATGGCAAAAATTTAAATCTTTGTACGATTTTTAGTTGCTAAGAGATGTGCAAAATCATTAAGCAAGGTTCTTTTATCCCCTAAACTGCATTGAATGATACGGTAGAATTTTCTTTGTCCTTCTTTTTCGCTTAACCAAGGCTCTAAAGCCGTTTTAACGTAATTTATTTGTTCTTCTGAAATTACATCTTTGCCGCAAGGCAACATCAATTGAATGAGGGTAGTGAATGTAGATTCATAACGTTGGGCAATTACATATCCTTGACAAGAAAGCGTGACGAAAAGACTAAAAAACTTATCCATAGCATTGATATAATTGGGTGTAAGAACAAAGAAGTTGGTTTCTCTAGAGATACCTAAAAATTTAGACCGTTCTCCCAAAAAATACCCAAAATCAATGTGGAATACATTCCCCTTTTTAGTGCAAAGTATATTATCACCATGTCTGTCTCCAACTCCAAACACATATGTAAAAACACAATAACCAGCACACGAAAGGGCAAAATTACGTAAGGCTTGTTCTCTTTCTTCAGGAGAATTGTTTTTATACAAATAGGCTTTGAGAGAAGTTGAAGAAAAGGCTGAAGCAAAAGTATTGCCGCCATATTTCCAGTTAATAGAAGAGGTAGTTTCTGATTTAGATGCCACTTGAATCAAACCTACTTTTTTAGCCAAGGGTAAAGCAACGTAAGGTTGGAGATGTAAATCCAACCCTTCCTTTTTCCAGAAAGAATCCAATATCTTCATCATTTGTAAAGCCAATACATCCACGCGAATGTCATCACCCACTTTTAAAATAATATAAACCTTTTTCCCATCTATATCTTCAAAAGTAAGCCATAAGGGACGAGTTTTGGATTTCAGAATTAAACATTCTTCTACATTCAAATGTTGTATTTCCTTTTTTGTGTTGGTTGGCAAGAGGAATGTTTCAGGGAATGTTATTTCATACAAACAACTCTTAATCTGTTCTTCACTTAATCTACTATGGTGAGCTTGATCGGCTACCCATATCAATTTCGAAATGACTTTTTCCATAGTTAACAAGGCTCTTCTATCCTCGGATAAGACATTTTCTAAGTAGCATTGTTTAAGGATACGAAATCTTTCCCTAATCAACAGATCGTCCATTTCACTAATTAAGTACCAATAAAAAGTGTGTCCTACAGATCTACTTTTCAAAGCTCTCATGATTATGAAAATGGATAAAGCCGAAGAAATGTAAGTATCGGTTTTTAAAGATTGTATCAGCTGAGGCATACATTCTTGCAGTTCTTTATCAGAAAGACTTTGAAGACATTTGACGGCATATTCCCTTACTTGTATATCTAAAGTTTCCAAGGCCAAAATTTCAAAACCAGCAAAAGGGTAGATTATAGGATAATCTTTCAAAATCTGATGAATATCAGCCACATGTTTCTTATCATCCCAATTAACTGTTTTCAATAACGCTATCAATAAATTGGGATTCTTTCTACGAATTATCTTTCTATATTTCCAAAGCAAAGTATCCGAAGCCTTTCCTGACTGAATCTTTTCCCAGTCTCTAGGACGAAATTTAGATATATTCGAATCTTTTTCTTCTCCTCCACTTTTTTGTTGAGAAAAAAGAACAGGATGGGATATCTTAGACCCTGAAAAAGAAAATGTAATCCTAATGTTGTCTTCGTTTTCGGGAGGAGAAGATGGAATGTAAAAATCGTTAACATCTTCAGAACCGGAATTAGACCATAAGGGGAGAGTCATCAACTTTGTGCGTAAACATCCTTGGAAATCAAAGATGGAACATTTGTTCCATCCTATTAATATGGGATTTTGGGATTCCATAAATACCCATGTTTGTAAAAATCTTTGAGTAAACGAAGGATTTTCACGTTTGGCAAAAAGACGAAAATGTATTACTGTTTCTCTAGGAAGATCACAAATAAATAAGGGTAAAGGTATTGAATATTTAAGATCATCATTCAAATTTGTGTATTTTAGAGATGAAATATATACAGGATCTATGAATTTGTCAATACTCACTTCAAGAGAGAAACAAATATCTTCGTAAGAAGTGTAAGTAGTAAAAGCGTTCACCGTTTCAAGTTTTACCCCTTCAATTTTATGTAAGTTCAAAACCAAAGGAACTCGAATAGTATGAGAATCGTAACATTTTTCTGTTCTCATTTTATGAGAACATAAAACGGTTTGTTTTGGAATATCAAAAAGAACCGTTTCTTTGGCGGATTCTTCAGATATGAAAGAATCAAAATTGGACTTTTCAATCAATGTAAATTCTATTTGTTCGGAACGAGAAAAACATTCTCGAACGTAAACTAAGGAAGATATAGGAATATGATGGTTAAAAATATATTCCTTTCCAGATCCTACTTTTAGAATATAATCTGTAGGATCGGATTCCAACCAAGAACACGATAAATCCATAGGTTCTAAACAAGCGATACTTTTGACAATCAAACCCGTAAGTAACGTATATGAACGACATTTTTTGAAAATAAGAACTTTGTCTCTATATCGTATAAGAACCTTAAAGAACGATTTTTGTAATTCCGAACTGACAGGAAAATCCGTCTTTTCCGCCAACCAATTCCTATCTTTGTCATTGGTTTCTTCATGATGCATTCGATGGCGAATTATAAATTGCAAATATTTTTCATCTTCACTATGAGGATGTGGAGCATTTGAAGAAGACAAAAAGAGCTTAGATTCTTCAAGTTCTGAAAAATCTAGTAAAGAAACTTCACAAAAAGAATGTCTTTCATCACATTCCATTTTTTGTAGTTAATAAGAAGTTAAAAAAATACAAAACTTCAAAAAAATGCCTAAACCACGCAACCGAAGAAATCGGCGTAGGGGCAACAGAAAACCTGCTTCTAATTCATCGGGTTCAACTTCAACTTCAACTTCAACTTCAACCTCAACTTCAACTTCAACCTCAAACCCAAGATCAACGGATAGAACAAGTGCAATGTCTAAATTTTGTAGTGTAAAAATATGTCTATGTATGATTGTTAAGAACGAATCTAAAATTATTCACCGTTGTTTGAATGCATCTCAAAAAGTTTTTGATTATGTATCCATCGTAGATACTGGATCTACAGATAATACAAAGGAATTGATTAAAGAGTGGTGTGAGGGAAAAGGAATTCCTTATGCTATTCACGAAGAAAAATTCAAGGATTTCAGCTACAATCGTACCCATTCTTATAGGATGGCCAAGCAATCTTTCCCGGATAGTAGTTATTTCCTTCTTTTAGATGCAGATATGTGTATGGTTGTTAAACCCGAATTTAGAAAAGCTTCTCTTACAGAAAGTGCGTATATGGTGGAACAATATTCAAAAACGGTAAGATATTGGAATATCCGTTTGATTGGGAATAAAAATATAGACGAATGGAACTGTATTGGAGTTACTCATGAATATTGGGAATCTACACCAAAAACTAGTAATACAGCAAGATTATACAGTCTAGAAATTGACGATCGGGAAGATGGGGGATGTAAAAATGATAAGTATGAACGCGATAAAAGATTACTTTTAACAGCATATAATGATCCGGAAACACCCAAAGATCTTAAAACACGATATAGTTATTATCTGGGACAAACTTTTGAATGCTTAGGACAATACGATGAATCCATAAAATGGTTTACAAAACGGGCAGAAGAAGAAAATACGTGGGAAGAAGAAGGATGGTATGCTTCCTATAAAATAGGTATGGATTATATGGCTAAAAGGGAAGAGGAAAAGGGGGTCTATTATTTGATGAAATCCTGGGAGAGAAGACCTTGGCGTATAGAACCTTTATACAAGTTGGTCTGTTATTATCGACAAAAACTTACAAAGAAAGGAGGAAAAGCTATGAATGCAACGGCTCTTATGCTGGCTATGCAAGCTAAGGAATTCAAATATCCTGATGGAGATGTCTTATTTGTTGAATATGACATTTACGATTTTTTGCTAGATGTGGAAATTGCTATTGTTGCGTTTTATGTCAAAGGGAAGAAGAATTTAGGAAGAGCGGCCGCAAAGAGATTGAATCAAAAAATCAAAGCGGGTAAAATTAAAACCGAGAATATGGATCATATAAAGCAAACAATCAGTTTCTACGGATTTTAGGTTTTAGGTTTTAGGTTTTAGGTTTTAGGTGATTATTGGAGAGATAACACAAAACATTTACAATATGTAAATGTTTTGGAGATTTTTGGAAATCTTTTATTTCCCGAAGTATTTTGGGACTTAACAGTAATCACAAGGAGGCACTTCTAGAAGAGCTGTTCTGAAGGCACCGAGGTCAAGGCATTCGCATTTACGAAGAGCCTTACAGACCTTACGCTGCTTAATGCGCTTGGCAGTGCCGTGGCATACAGCCTGAGGGAGGAATTTGTCTTCGCATTTGCTGCAAGATTTCTGAACACCAGTAGGTCCACTGGGGTTAGAAGGGTCATATGTACCCTCCCTTTGCGGGTAGAACCAATTGAAGTTACCAGTCGGTTGGAAAGAGGTGAATTTAGCGCACTTGACGCATTTATTTTTGTAGCCCACGGGGTAGAACTTGAAGGTAGTGTTGGTATCAGAACCAACAACATAAAGCACCCACTGTCTGAAATTGCCACATTCGTCATATTCCTTGTCGAACACACCAATTAGAGGTTGGTACATAAGATGTTCAAGGGGGTCGGGGTGTTTCTTGGGAATGTAGAAAGCCACAATAAAGCGGTAACACTGTTCTACGCAGAATGCATAACAGTCTTTCCTCACACAACAAGGGTCCTGGCGACTGTCGTGGTGATCAAGTTGATCACTAGCAAAAGCGCCACATTTTTCAAATGTCTTCGATTTAACAAGCCAATAGCCGTCAACTTTTGGAACACAGTCTTTGCCCATTTTTTACATGACAAAATAAAATTTTTGCCATAAAGTTAAAAATTTTATTTATGAGTTTAGAGCAAAAAATATTTCTTTTTTTTTAGATGCCAGGGCAGCTGCGAAATAAGAGATCTTGAGTTCGTGAAAAATCCTTCACAATGCATATATCCTCAAAAGATTTAGTGAAAATTTTTCTATATTCTTTCGAGGTTTTAAACGCTAGTATAGGATGATAACCTGTATGCTGATTTGCGGTTAACATAGATCGAACAACAGTTTTTGCTTGTTTATTATATTCTGATTGAGGGTTTTTATCGTTTACAATCATTATTACATAAGATAAGCCTTCAGTTTTAGTGCATAACTTATTGATTTCCGAAACTAAAGGATAGGCATTTTCTGCAGATGTGATAACAAAAATATATAACGGTTTTTCTTCCGAACAAGTAATTCTAGAAGATCGGGACATCACTAGAATCCACCGTACGATAATATAGAAAAATAACATCATTCCAGGTATTATAATATATTCTATCATTTTTATATCTTCAAAAGAAGATCAAACAAGATTATTTATTATTTAATATTTAATATTTATTATTTATTATTACTTATTACTTCTCATTGGTTATTCTGATAAGAAAGAATTTTGTTAATTTCAGACCTAATATCTTTCTCTGAAAGATCGAGGGTATTTAATCCATAAACATTCGCTAAAATCAACATATCATTATTAGATAAATCATCGGTATAATATTCTGTGAACAAATCGATGGATTTATCTGTATTATCTTGTTCTTCAAAACTATCCAAATTCTCGCTCCCATAGAAAACAAATTTTTCTATTATTTCTAGAGGACAATCCGTCCAACCCTGAATATCAAAATGAACCCGACCGTCAGCTCGAACTTCCTCAATACGACAATCTTGTTTGAAAACATGTATTTGATACTGATGAAGTTTCGAATGTGGAGGAGGAGAAGGGGGGAGATATTCAAAAACAACGTCTCCTTCCTTCTTTCCGTTATTATCTGCGATATTAACCATAAGAAAAAGGATTAAAGGATACTCTCCTGGATTCTCGGGATTAGATGGACCTGTATCTACCATCAAGATAGTATAAATGTCTTCATCTGACATTTCACATTCGAATACATAAGTATCTGATAAATCCTTAGTAGGAAGCAATTCTCCTTCTTGTACTTGATAATTTCCTATTTCTACATACATCTTTTTAGAGATGTATGATATTATTTTGATAATGTAATTGGCTTTATTGGGAGTTTTTATAACGCCTTGCCTTCCTCCGTTTATTTTTGCTGACTCGTTTCCATTCTTTGTCTTCTTTTATTTCTCCGCTGTCGGATGAAATAGGAGAATTTTCTGAAGATGTGATTTTTGTAAAGGTTGAAGGAATTTCAGGTAGGGATTCGGCAATAGAATGTCCTTCCTTGTCATCATCAACCGAAATATCACCCAAAATGTCGCCTCTCAAATCTTCATACCCACTTCGAATGCATTCTATCTGCGAATCTGTATAATCTATTTCCGATAGATAGTTCAACCATTCCCTATCATGTTCTGGGTGACACCGATAATGTTCTTGAATCTTCTGAACTCGTTTTTCATAAGATTTTTTCGTTGCTTCGAGTTTCTTTTCCGCCATTCGCAAACGAGTGTAATTTTGGAGGGTTAATAACCACTGTTGTTTGTAGTAAGAAATATCATCAGGATCAAGTTCTTTTTCCTGTTCTTGTAGGATAGATTGTTCTTCCTCGTATTTTTTGGCGTAGGACTCTTGTTGTTTCTTAAATTCTTGATTTTCAAACTCGACCAATTTTCCGTTCGCATCTTGTTTAATAACTGTAGTATGTTCTGAATCCGGAACTTCCCTCAATTCGGTCCAGCGACATAATTGTACAGCACATGTTCTACTCCCAGTGGATTGAGTAATAAATTCTGCTCTTTTTTCCGCTCGAGATTGGTTAGGGAAAACACCTAAAAGAATGAAAAGTCCGTAAAGATTATCTGGATGTCCATCTTCTTTACATATATCTCGATTTAAAACATAACTATATACACCCCACGATCCCTCTTGTCCATCCGGAGGTGCTAATTTGCACAGAGCTTTCAGAGAATTTACTGTTGCACGAGAAGGCTTTTTAGTATAAGAAATTGCTGGTTTACTCAGATCGTCCATTTTTTTACTTGGATGCTTTTCTTAAGCATTTTTGAATCAATTGTCTAGATATTTCCACACAATACTCAAAGGAAGGATTTAAATTGCTAAAAGAAGCTTTTAATAACACAAGAATAGTATATGCGAGATTATAGATAGTAGGAAACAATTTAAGATTGATTAAATGGCGTTGTAATGATTCAGATACCCGGTTATAGATATCATCATCTTTTCCTATGGAAATAAATCCCATAGGATCTACATTTCTGAAAATTTCTTGTGTTTCGGAAAGAACTATTACATTCATTTCTTCGATCTTGCTTAAATATTACATTTCATTTTGATAAATGGATGATTCAAAACAAAAGGAAAATAAAAAGTTGATCTTAGTAACTGGAGGAGCTGGATATATAGGTTCTCATACCGTTTTGGAATTACTTAGAAATGGTAAGATTGTCCTAGTGATAGACAATCTTTCTACTTCTGATAAACAAAATTACATACGATTATCCAAACTGTATCCCTATACTCTGTCCTTCAAAAAACAAGATTTGAGGGATAAAGATATGTTGATTCAACTTTTTGACCATTATTCTATTGAAACTGTAATCCACTTTGCTGGATACAAATCAGTGGGAGAATCTGTTAGAGAACCTTTAAAATATTACAACAACAATATTTATTCTACTGTGGTCTTATTAGAAGTGATGAAGATGTTTGGAGTGAAAAATATAATTTTTTCCTCTTCAGCTTCGGTTTATGGTATACCTATGAAAATGCCAATAACCGAATCACATTCTCTTAACCCTCAAAGTCCTTATGGAAAAACCAAGTATTTCTTAGAAGAAATACTCAAAGATGTAGCTCATTCCGACCCCGAATTTAATTGTGTGATTTTGAGATATTTTAATCCAGTAGGATCAGATTCATCCAAAATTCTCTATGAAGAACCCAAAGGAAACCCAGAAAATCTGATGCCTTATATCGTTAAAGTTATACGAGGTGAATATCCTCACTTAAATATATTTGGAAATAATTACGAGACAGAGGACGGAACCGGGGTTCGGGATTATATTCATATCACTGACCTGGCTAAGGGACATTTAGCTGCCTTAAATGTATTTAGGAATAAGAATGATGATCAAAATTTGTATATTTACAATTTAGGAACCGGTAATGGATATTCTGTCAAAGAAATAGTTCGAACTATGGAAAAAATATCGGGGTTTATACCAGTTAAAATAACGAATCGAAGACCTGGAGATGTACCTGCATGTTATGCGGATGCGAGTAAAGCGTGGAAAGAACTTGGTTGGAAAGCGGAACTTGAACTTGAACGAATGTGTCAAGATTCTATCTAAAAATGTAAACGTATTGTACTTACTAGAACAAGGACTTGATGCAAATTCTGCCCTGCGTAATGCTGCTAGAGCAGGTCATTTAGATATAGTTATATTAGCAATTGATAAAGGTGCTTGTGAGTTTTCGGAGGCGATACATTGTGCCATCAATAAAAAACATGTACATATTGAAGACTTTTTAAGCCATAAGGTTGAAGAATTATACAGAGAATAAAATTGATTTTTTAAAGGGAATAATGTGGATAAAAAATATGAGCAGCGAACATTCGTCCAACACGACATCATCATCCAGGCAATATAAACTTGTTGCGAAAGACACCAACGGGGATCTCGATAAGAGGAAATTAGCGGAAATAGCAGGAATTCCATTTACAGACGGATGGTCGGTCTTTGATAGCAATGAAGAAAAAGGCCTCTATCTTCTACATTCTGATGTAGAACCCAAACGGGCCGGTCTTCCGAGAGGAATTGTGGTGGATTTGAAAAGAGGAACGAGGGTCTGTTCCTCTTTTGGTTTTACACCTACAGCTCCCGTGGATTGTTTGTCTCGTATTCCAGGGACAGACGGGGATCTGGCGGTAACCGATGAACATTTAAACCAACATATGTTTAAACACAACCATTATTCTATAACTCCAGCTTATGAAGGTGTAATTGTTCGTGTCTTCAAACACGATGGAATTGTATACTTTTCTACCCACAAGAAATTGGATTGTTCCCGATCTAGATGGGGCAGATCGGATTATTTCCTTGATATTTACAAAAATCTTGGTGGTCCAAGCGGTTCCGATCTCTTTCCAGAGGATGTTTTGTATTCACCTTGGTGTTACATTTTTCTATTGGTAGATCGAGAACTTTTGGTAGCTACCAAGCAAGATATTGGGGTGGGTTACATAGTGGATTTAGGAATCCAGAAAATGTGGGAATATGGCCCAGAAGGTCCATTCAAAACCACTGAAGACGACGATGAAGACTCGAGGACTTTTGCGGGCCCTGAACATAGACGATATAGTTCAGTATCAACTTTAGATGACAAGTTACATTTTACGGGAGGCGAAAAATCTTTCATTATTCGACCTTGCCAACTATCACTCGAGGAAGCCAACCGATTTCTAAAGCATGGATATTTAAATGAGAGTGAAGAAATCAGATCTAGATTTTCTGGTGAATCTGTAATACTTTACCAGTACGATGATACTGGAAGATTATCTGATTCTGTGCGAGTGCAATCGCAAGGCTACCACTGGCGTGTTAGGATGCGAGGTGATAATCCTAACCTTCGCCACCGTTTTTACCAATTGTTAACCGATGCTTTGAAGCCAGATACTATTGATTCGTTTTTAAATATGTATCCACTCTTTCATCGAGAAGAAAAACGGGATAAGTGTCGATATGCTAATTGGAAAATCTGGGTAAATCACTGCGGACAATCCATAGAACTCGATCTTAGACAAACAGACGATCGTATCTTCTTGGTTTATGTAACATTCTATGAATCTCTTCCTGCTGCCCAAAAATCTGAAGGTTTGAGGTTGTGGGATGATTTCAAGAAGGATCGAGATGATGTTACAGCGTGGATACAGAGTTTGGCAAGTGGTGAAACGGCGCCCCCAAAAGATGAAGATGGAAATCCGTGTTTAACCCCACGATTGCAGAATATTTTGAGATTGACTAAGGAACATGCTGTGAATCGACAGAGACAAGGAAGAGATAGAAATAGATACGGAAAACGAATGAGATACGAGTTTTTAGTGAAAGCGAATATCAGAAATCTCATTCTACGTGAAAGTGGAACCAGTTTGTTTCGATTGATTCGTGAAATGCGACGAGCCCAGAGATCCGTATAATCGTATAATCCGTATAATCCGTATAATCCGTATAATCGTAAATGCAACACATCTACTAATACATTAATAAATATATATATATTTAATATATATATTATTGCCATATTTGACCGAAAAACTTCGTGGAAGAAAAGAAAATATTTTTTGGCGTTATAAAAATGCATTACTATTGGGCTTATGGATTAGCTTTACTTCTTATTGTTCTCCTTTTTATTGCTGCTATATACATTGCTCATGAAGAAAACCAAGAAAACCAAGAAGATAAAAAAGATAGAAGGTTACGTTTACTCAGACCTCGTAAAACCCCTTTTGTCCAGCTTCCTTTGGATTTCGGCGCCTTGTAATTAATAAAACAAATAAATCAAATCGTAAAAATATGTATATTAAATACATATTTTTGTAATTCTAGATCTTCTCAAATTCTCAAGATTTTGTAGAATTTACAGAAGAAAGATGTTTTTGATGATGATAACGACACATCACTGTGTAAGATTCAGAGCCACCCACTAAAATTTGCGATCCTTTCGATGCCACCAATCTTGCGCTGAAGGGAGCATTCGCGGTGATGGATCTCATACCTCTAAATCCAGACTTTCTCAATTCTTCCAAACAAACCGTACACTGAGCTTGTAATTTCTTGACTTTATCGGCATATGGAATGAGGTAAAGAATATTACCAAAAAGGTTACATTCAGCATCTCCATCCAAACCCGCACAAATGACAATCTTGTGTTCTTTATTGACCCATTTTGGTATTTCTTCCAATAAATCTTTATCAAAGAATTGACATTCATCAACTGCAATGACATCATAATCTGATACATCAATTGTGGAGAGAGAATCTGTTTTGAGTTTGTTTATATGATCGGAAAGATGAAAATTACTACTACCATGTTGCGAGAATTTTCCGTCATCGTAGGTGCCAGAACTTTCTACCCGTTCATCCTTCAGATGGTTGACGACTACACATCTCATTCCTAAATCGGCATATTCTGCGATCCTTTCCGCCATTTTAGTACTTTTACCTGACCACATGGGTCCGAAAAATAGTTCTAAATATCCGCATTTTTTACAGTAACTCATTTTCTAATTTCTATTTCATCAATAGAAATGCGAAAAGAAACTTCATTTATTTTACATATAAATTTTACGTTTTACGTTTTACGTTTTACCTGAAGTAGAAAGAAAATCAGTAGACAAAGAAGAAAAACTTGTAGATTTACCGGATACTGAATCCGAATCTTCGAGGAATATAGAACCGCGGTCTCAATCCTCTCACCAATGCACGTAAACGTTTTCTATATGTTAATCTTGGCACTTCCGAATTATAATAACCGTTATTAGATGATATATAAACCATATATTTATATTATTAAACATTATTGTTAATAAACATTATTATTAACCATAATAATAAATGAAACCATTATCTCATTAGAGACTTCTTAAACATGAGTTGGATTGATGATATTGCAAATGAAGAGAAGTTTTGGTTGTATAAACAGTTATTCCCAGATGGATTCCGAGGAGAAGTAATATATGATCAGCCGTATATTGCCAAGCTCTATGATTTTTTACGACCGGATGAGGTGGATTTTTTGATTGACATGGCTAAAGATAAATATTCTAGAAGTACCATGCTGGTTGATGGAAAATTAACGTACAATTCACACAGAACAAGCCAGACAGCTATATTGACGGATAATGGATGTTGGGAAAAAGTTACTCATCCAGAAATTGAAGCTATTTACAGGCGAGTGTGTATTTTACTTAGCTGTTCTAAACGACAGATTGAGGGTTTAATGTTGGTAAAATATGAAGAAGGAGAGGAATTTAAAGAACATTATGATTACTTTGAAGCTGGAGACGAAAGGGCACTCGATGACGGAGGACAACGTATTGCTACATTTTTCGTGTGGCTGAACGATTTGGAAGAAGATGCAGGGGGAGAAACAGAATTTACCGAATTAGGAATTAAATGTATTCCAGATAAAGGGTGTGCACTATTTTGGTGGAATCAATTCGGTGACAGTTTACTCCCAGAAACAGCACATCGAGGATGTCCAGTTAAAAAGGGCGTTAAATATGGATTGAATATATGGGTGCGATATCCGGGGTGGTAAATAGATTTTGACTTACACCTAAATGCAGATACAGAAGGATAATATTCATCTTTTACTAATATTGTAGATAAGTTTATCCAAAGACGATGATTTAGTGGCCAAAGTAAGTTCTACATAAACGTAAAATCTGTGTCAAACCGAAATGATTTTTTTATAGATTAGTTTATCGGGAAAACATGAAAGAATCCAGCGTTCGATTTACACCTAAGTTTGTCCTTAAGAATATTAATCCTAAAGAGATTATGAAGCAATATTTGGAGGGTAAATATGAAAATATTGAACTTCCGAAGTCTAGAATCAAATTTTCCGACGTCTTCCATATTACTACTCCTGGTTATGGTTCTTCCCCTGAAGAATCTAGATATCAATTCAAAGACAAAAATAATACTTCTATAGTAATCGTTACATCCAATTGTCGTGATTATGATATCTTCAAACGAGCTTCACATTTTGGAGAGGGAGGTCGATGTGATTGGTGTAAGAGAGATTTTGACAATGAACCAGTCCGCATTCCTATACGAAAAGAGGAATTTAAAAAGAGCGACAAGACTTATTATTTTTTCTGGTGTGAGGACGAATGTTGTGATTTTTCTTGCGCCTTGGCACATACTATTCGCGAATCATATCGAGATCACCTCTATAAATGTGCAGAAGATTATTTACGGCTTTTATTTCGCCTTTGTTATCCCGGAGAAGTTTTAGTAAAAGCTCCGTGCTTCCGTTTGTATAAGGGGAATAAAGGTCCTTTAAACGACGAAGAGTATAAAAAACATCTATATAAATATCGTAGAACAACAAATGTGATTTTATTTCCAGCCAAAGTTGAGTATATACAAGAACAAATAGCTTAAAACTGTATTTAAAGCTCAAAAATGTATTGGTATGGTGTATGGGTAGCGATTCCGGTGTTTTTAGTTTCCTACTATTTGTTCCGGCGCTATCAAAAGTCTATTCAAAACGTGATGATGGAAGCCTTTGTCGCTTTTATGATTCGTGTAGGAACATCTATATTCATCGACAAAAAACCAGTTCGAGTAGAAAAACGTTATGCTTGCATTCCATATAAATATCATGGAGTAGAATATAACATTTACGTTCCGTTCTCAAGATCCTCAAGACGTAAGATGATCAACTCTAAAATTTTCCTGTTGAAAAATGGGGTTGAAGAAGAAGAACTTGTCCAGCAACCTGGGTGTTGTTTTTTGGTCACCGCTTCCATGTTAGGAGGTCAAAGTATCAAAATTGTCAATACTGATACAGGAGAAGAGAAGATTTTCGGGGAAGATGATATTCCTGTATTCTAAGATTTATATAAATGCTCAAACCATTTATATATTATTTGAAAGGTATACAATCTTTTTACAACATTTACGCGGAAAACCAGTTCTTTCCATAGCTGATAAAGGTGATAGATTGTCCTGGTTCAAGCGTTATATTTGTGTGGTTAATATTGATATGATTTTCAGGAGCGGATACTATTGTATGTGAACCTTTATCGCGAGGAGCACTAATAATCAAAACATTTCCTGGATGAATTTCTCCATGTTCGTCTTCTGGGACAACATTACTCAATGTAGGTAGTTCTATAATCAAGGGATATGGGGCGGCCACGATTATATAATAATCGTCTTTGGATAATTTAGAATCTTCAATTATCAACCTTATGTTCATACCGGCACCAGCTCCACATTCACAATTGCATTCTCCAACCAAACCTTGAATGCCTTGTACACCACGAGGTCCTACAGGACCCCGTTCCCCTCTTTCCCCTTTCATTCCTTTCACACCAGGAGGACCAGGATTTCCTTGTGCCCCGGCAGAACCTTGAGGTCCTTGAGGTCCTTGAGGTCCCTGTTTTCCTTCCTGACCTCGAATTCCTTGTGGTCCTTGTGGTCCTTGTGGTCCTTGTGGTCCAGGTTTTCCATGAGACCCAGCTGGACCTCTTTCCCCTCTTTCTCCTTTAGGACCCCGTTTACCTGATAGACCAACAACACCTTGTATACCAGGCGGACCTTGAGGTCCGCGCTTACCGATAACACCTTTACCCCCACAAGGACCACATGGACCTGGTTTTCCTTCTTTTCCTTTTGGTCCTCTTTCTCCTTTAGCTCCTCTAGGACCAACTGGACCTAAAGGTCCCTTTTCCCCCGGAAAACCTCTAGGACCACCTGGTCCTTGTATACCTCTAGGGCCTTCTGGTCCAGGCGGTCCCGGAGGTCCTTCTCTATAACAAATTTCTTCTTTGTAAGTTGTCTCCTTACGTTTATCTTTTTTCTTACTCTTTTTGCGATGATTTTTCTTATCACTCACCGGATATATATAATCTGAAGCATATGAAATCCCACTATCATCAGAAGACGATAATTGGTATTCTTCATGATTATTTAAATCATACCCAGATGTATGAGGCATTATTTTTGAAAGCAAGTAGAAAAAAAGTCACTGAAATATGATAATGAATAATGGTTTATTTAAAACTCTTTAAGACGATTTTTCGCAATAATAACACCAATGCTGTTTTGTTTTAGCGTCATGTTGATCCTTGCTTATACCACATCCTCCACTTTCGTTACATAAATTGGCTTGAAATTCGTAACAAGGCGTTCCTTCAGGAGCGTTTTTGCAATCCGCTCTTGTGTTCCAATTGGGAATACACTGTTTATAATTTTGCCTTATATACCCAGAAGGCGGATCTATTCCTTTGTTGCAAGAAGAACATGAGGCGTTTTTGGGACAAGATCTGGGGATACACAAGCCTATACTATTGCATTGTTCGGTGCTTCCACAATCACTATCTTTAGTGCATCTAGGAAAGGGTTGACAAAAGTCTCCAGGACCACAATATTCATCTTTCACTAGACAATCTCCGTCTTTAGTGCAATCCACTTTTTTCACACATTTTCCAGATTTTTTATCACATACTTCTCCTTCTTTACATTCTTTACCGGATGTACAGAGATCTGGTTTTTCATCTTTTTTACGCTTCACCCAGAAATACCAGCCAATTGCGAATCCCGCAATTAGAAGAAACATTAAGAATATGATGACAATCCATACAACAACACTACCCTTCTCACTCATATTTATGTAGATCGATATAAAATCTGATTTGCAAAGTTGATTTAAGTAATTCCAAACAATTATTATTCTTAGAATGAATTGGTTAATAGATTCTATTCTTAGTTGGTCTTTCTTTTGGGTAGTCTATTATGTAATTTCGCTATTCTTTGATTACAAAATAAAATCCATCAATCAAGTGACGTGGGATGATCTTCTGCATACAGTATCTCGTAATATGTATTTAACATCCCTCTTTCAACCTATTTTCTTTTATATTATTCCTTATGGAATTTTAAACCCACAATATACCGTATATCGATTTATTATATCCGCGATTGTTGCAGAAATTATCTTTTTCTATACTCATAAACTGCTTCATTGTAAATCTCTCTATAAATATCATGAAAAACACCACCGTTTCATTGAACCTTGTGCTTTATCAGCCTTGTATTGTTCGGGTCTAGAAGCGATATTCTCCAATCACTTATCTATTGTGGTGGGACCCTTGATTACAGGAATGCAAATCACCGAAATTATGATTTGGTTTGGCTTATGTGCTTTAAACACCCTCAAGGCTCATTCAGGATTCAATCGAAATTATTTTAACAGTCGTTATCATGATTTGCATCATTCAAAACGATCAGTTAATTTTGGGTTTCTCTATTTGTTAGATATCTTCCATGGAACTTGCGAGCTTCCTCAAAAGAATGAAAGAATAATACAGAGATGACCGGAAATTTTGAGATCAAACTTTATGATCTTTTTACGTTCTCTGATTTATTTTAATATCATATTAAAATAAATGACTACTTTTTGGGATTTGCCTCCAGAAGTTATAGCTAAATCTCTGGAAAATTTAAGTTTTGCACAAATGTATAACTGGTGCAAAAACAGCAAACGTGGTGATGCATTATGCAGTGATAATACTGATATCATAGGACAACTTTTTGAAGAGAAATATCGAAATGAAGTAATTGGTGCTGTCAATTTGACTGGAGGTTCTTTCGGTGAAGATTATTTAAGTATTTGTTGTAATTTATGGAATATACAGGATGATAATCCGTTTACTTTGGAAGTTGGCATTATAATGAATACTTATATATATGTAGCCAGAGAAATATTGGCTTTTGATGTTGAGAATGATGTATATACATTATGGGAAATAAATATGGGAGATGTCGATGGAACTATAATTGTAGACCCGGATCAGATTTTGGAGGTCCGGATTGAAATGGGAGAAAATAACGTTTTACTTCTCGGTATTGATTTGCTTAAAACTATCTTTAGAATAGCTCTTAAACTTCACGAAAGGGGTATTTATGAAGACGAAGGATCCGTTTATATATTAAAAAATCTATCTTCCGTATTAAATTTGAACATTTTTTGACATTTAGTTTAGTTCCTTTTGAGAATTTGAATTTACACACACGAATATATATATATATATATATTCGTATATCGTATACGAATATATCTAATTGTAGACATCATTTAGTTAAAATCCGTGTCTATGTTTGTAATAGTAATATCCACCACCAAAAAGTACAATTAGAAGAATAATAACGAGAACAATACCTGCAATGGTAACTCTATGGTCATTGTATGCTCTCGATGTTTTTCCAGAACTTTTAGCATTTCTCTTAGCAGCAGGCAAGGCAATTCTAAGACGATGGCAAGAGATGAAATCCGAAGAAACTTCTTGATAGGAAAGACCATCAGAATGTTTTACCACTTTGACTTCTTCAATACCCATACTTTCTAGTTTAGCAATCTCTGCGTTGGTAAGACCAGAAAAGTGGAATTTATCGTTCACAAAGATATAAGCTTGTTTATTATCCATCACTCTGTGTACCGTAGACAAAGTTTGGTCTCCATTATAAATTACACAAGTGTACTCGCAAGGATAGTAACCTTTGCACCCACCTTCCGGGTGCAAACCTAATAGACATCCCAGAGAACACGATTGATTTCCTGGGAAATCACTTGGTTGTTGACATTCACAGAAATAAGCACCTACAGTTCCAATACGATATCGATGTTCATCAGCACAACGGAACTCTGAAGTAATCATTTCATGCAAATACCGGTAAGCCGGTGTGTTAGCTAAAACCTCAATTAAATCATGAAGAGATAAGAATTTTTCCTTGATATCACCGCGTAAATCGCTTATATTATCGGTAGCATGATGATCGCGAAGTTTCCGTGTTATCTTTCTAGCATTACCCAAATCAATTTCGATATCTGCTTCTCCCTTCTTACCGGAAAGAACAATTTTATCTTTCCCTTCGAACCGGACCTTGGAGTCTTTCTTACGTCCCTTTTCGTAAAAGGATTCTTCTTCATCAAAGAAAAAATTACTTGATTTCCCAACACGAATATCTCTAAAGTGGGAAGAGTCCAAAATAATAGACCTTTTATTCTTTGTCATTTATGATGGTTCAGAAAAAGTAGAAGGAAGAAATAATTTCTGGATTTGGTTTTAAAAAAATGATTTTGAATAACGCGTCTGGATAGTAAAATAATCTTAACCACATTAAAATATGGATCCTGAATACGAATATGATACGGAATTGACGCTTATTTATAAAGCGGCCTCCGATCATGGTATTCCAGCGAATTTCTTTTTATTACGCCCGTATACGGATGAGGATGAGGATGAAGAATTAAAAGGAACTCAATATACAGTTATAGAGTCATTGAGCGATGTTATACGTAAATTATTTAACGAGGATAAATCGCTTTCAGAGATATATCAGCAATTACAAGAACTTTCAAGTCTTCCTATTTCACCCGAAGATGTAGCTATGATTTATCTAGATATAACATCTCCTATTAGGGAAAAATCCCGTAGTAAATTTAAAAATAAGAGATTTCTAAATTCTATTTCTGAAGTCGTAAAACTATATAGGGAAACCAATACTGGAATTCCTAATGTATCATCTAAAGAAAAAGAATTTGATGAACAGGGAAATCCGGTCAGGGGAGCTATTGAAGGTATTTATATGAACTTTATCTCGTGGGATAAGAAATTTAGAGATAAAGTGGAAGAAGCCCATATTATAGCTCAAAACATTAGAAATTTACACGAAGACATTTATACTATTTCCAAGGGACAACCTTACGAATATGGTCCTATAATCAGAAAATCAGAACATATTACTTATAAAGGTTACAAGTTGACAGAGGGAGTAGAACCGGAAGAGATATCAATGAGTGAAACAGGGTCGGTTGATTTTCCACCTTCTACACCTATAACTATTGATGATGGGTTTCTTTTATTCAATAATGCTTACCTTTCTGAAGATGTTCCTTTTGTGCAGTATAATACTTTTGAGAAAGGTGTTATGAAGAGCTACTACAAGGTTTTTAGAGGGGAAACCATTGATAAAGAACCCAATTATAAGAATATAATCATTCCTACAGAAGAAATCACAAATCCAAATACAATCTATTTAAAAGTTTGGTTTCATCATCCAAGCGAAACTATTCATTATCCTATGCATTTGGCTGCGGCGAGTTCTTTTATTACAATAGAATACAACCTAGAAAGAAACCGACTTTCATTTGAGATTCCACATACTAAAGACTTGGAAGGTGAGGTGGAATCCGATATCATTGACGAATATGGAGTGGAATCCATAAGCGAAGGAATCATAATGAAAGCAATATATTCAGCTTTAAATATATTAGAGCTAAAAGATCGGGAAGAAGAAAGAATTAAAGCTGACATATTAATATATGGTCCAGAATTAGATTGGGCGACTTTTTCTTATGCTGTTTCCTTACATCCTATCCTTAGACGTTTTCTCTATATAGAAGAAAGTACACATCCACAATCTCTTAAGAATCAACTTAGCGTTCGTTATGATCCTTATCCTACCAATGAACCGGAAATTCCTGAAAATCTCAAACAAAGCAAATTTATAAGTAAACATGGGTTAAGTGCGACTATTAAACAACACCATACCGTTCCTGGTGCAATGTATTCGTTTTATAATCCAAAAGAAGCGAAAATAGTAGAAATGGGTTTTGAAAATCCTACACCTTATATATCACTGAGTATCAGTAGAACGGCTAATATTAAAGCTATAGAAGAATTTCTGAATATGTTTATTTATCTTCTACCTATTTATACCGAGATTAAACCGAACATAATCGAAAATTACTTTCGTTATTTAACAAGAGAAGAAAAATCATTGTTATTCGAGGAAGAAGAAGTAGAAGAAGAATTAGAAACTGGGGGTTTGATCAATTTGAAAGCTATCCTTCCAGAGCTTACAAAAGGTGGTTTTGCAAGAGCTTCACAAGGAACTCATAAACCGAAAGCCATAAGAAAAGAAGATATACCGAATTGGGTAAAAGAAACATTCAAATATCACAATATGGATTATCACAAACAAGTGCTTCCTTTTCCCAAACCAGCATCTACTCCCAAATTAGGATCTGTCGTTTTGGTTGGATATATAGATGAACAAGTACAATATCTCGTTCAATCGCCAAAGGGAGAAACAGAATGGAAACTACAATCTGCCGTCGAAGGCAGATTTTTAGAACCAGAAGCTTGGGTTATTTGCCCTACAGATGAAGATCCTTTCATAGGTGTAAAAGAAAACAAAGTTCCCACTACAAAAGAACGCTATCCTTACATTCCCCATTGTTATAATAGCCCCCAAACAGATCCATACCGAAAGGGGGCTGTCACGGGATACCAAGAATACTATTTGGGGGTAAAAGAAGGAAAACCAAGAGGAAAAGCCGAAAATATTCTAATTACTGATAAAGTGCTTAAACCTGGTGGAAAAGGGAAATTAAACCCTATATTGGTAGAGAAAATACTCAACCAATATCCAAAGAAGTCACCTAATGCAAATTTTTATCGTTATGGAGTCCCACAAACACCAAACTCTTTGTTACATGCTGTCCTGGAAGCTCTTGGAGACCCAGAATACCTAAATTTGGAGAATGATGAATTGAAAGAACAATATGTAAAACAAGTGAGAAAGTATTTAGCTAGTCAAATTTACCCAGGATTGCTTAAGCAAGAATTGTATGATCGTCCCTTGGAAGAAATTTTTAGAATGTTATGTGATGTTGATACATTTTTTGATCCTTCCATCTTTTATCGAGCGCTAGAAACAGTGTTTAACATCAACATTTATACTTACAGTTATATCTTACAAGGTGACGGAAGTGGACAACCCGAACTTGTCATCCCTAGACATAAAATATTTCATACCCAGCCTTACCGACCGAGACCCACTATTCTTATACTAAAAAATTGGGGCGGAGCCACAGATATGTTGGAATACCCTCAATCAGAATTGATTATAGAAGAAATAAAAGGTTCAAAGTCGGTCATGGTCTTTGGAGAAGAAATGGGAAGAATTAATTATAATGTTCTTCGCGAAACAGCAACTACAATCACTTGGAAGTTCTCTAAAGATGGTCAATTTGAAGCGCATAGCAATATATATTCAGAAGATGGAGATCAATATTCAAATCCCGATTATTCAGATTTGATTGATCACCAAGGACTCTACCAAATGTTGGACGATTATGGAAAAATGCGGGGATTGATCTTTTCTTCCCAAGAAGAGAACGTAACGATGTTTTTTAACCCTTCTCAACCAGTAAATCTTCCTCTTCATCCCGGAGAGCGCTTAGCATCTTGTGATGATGTAACACAGGAATATAATGAAGACGGTCCCATAGCCAGATGTTCGGCAGACACTGCCATTTCCATTTTTGGCTCTCCTTTCTCGATCACCAAAAATCAGGAAGAATTGGTAGATGGAATGTGGTTTGGAAAAGAAACACAAGTTTACGTTCCCATAATTCCGATTTTAAAGTATGAAGATTTACCAGTGGGTGAACCTAATCCTTTCGAAACAAATACCGATACATCAGTCTTGAGATTGGAGAAAATGAAACGGGATTTAGATATGATTCAGCAAATTATATGGTGGTTGTATCTAATCCCACAAAAAGAAGTCGAGGGTAAAGTATCTCCAAATCCGCAGTTCTTTGAATTTGCAGAAAAATATTTTACTTGGGATGAATCAGAGGAAAACATAGATAGTGCCCTGTATTATAACTTGAGCGGAATTGAAAGGAATTTTCCCAATGTTAAAAGTGTGGAAGAAGCTATATCCATTTTATCTATAGAAGAAGGAAGTATATTAGAAGAAGAGGAAAGGGAATCTTCCCCTTTCTTCCACCCTTTATTCAAAGACGGGAAGATTCATTACTACAACCACAACTTTTACATTAAAATGACAGAATGGCTCCGGAGAAAAGTTGAAATCTCAGTAGGTTTTGAAGTGGATCTACCCAAGGTAATCCAAAATTATTATGCGACGGCAAAAGATTTTCATCCCCAGTTATATGTATCCGTTTTTGTCGGAAAAACGGAACTCAAGAAATGGCTGGAATCCATTTTATCGGGCAATAAAATACACGAAATACATAATAAGATCACTCCTTCACTCACATTGAGTTTAGAACCATTTATTTTCCAAGATATAACTGATGGAAAAATTTACCTCATTCAAAATGTTGTTGGAGGATCTAAAAATAGAGCTTTAAACGTTGCTTGGACATGGAATGTCCAAAAACTCAATCTTGGTGGTAAAGCCCCACCCACTACCGAGAACTACCCTCATCTTATTTATGGAGACTCGATTTCTGGACTTATTCTATTAGAAGAAAATCTTACAGGAGAGATTCCTATTCGTTATCAACACCTTCCGGTTATTTTCAGTAGATCTACTGGCAAGAAGAAGAAGAAAACATCACCCCTAAGAAAAACTTCATTCTATCTACGTTTATTACAATATAATTTAACTGGAACTCGCCGTTACGCAGCTATGTTGGAATTATTGTAATGATTATATGTAGATATGTAGATATGTAATAAATATTACATATTTTTACTCAATAGACTATTGAATCGTTTAGATAGAAAATTCATATTTATCTCCTTTCTTTTCTATTTTCAACTTCTTCATCACCAAAAGACGGACACGCATCCTGAAATTAGGACTATTATATCTAGGATCTGGTTCGGTATCTTCTACGTAGCTAGCATGACTATCGAGATATTCATCTGCTTCGGAATATTCTTCTTCCTCAGAATAAAATTTAGATTTTTGCTGGAAGGGATCGGTATTTTTCAAGCTAAATATCATTCTAGTTCCTCGAAGTTTAGAGAATACTAAACCTACTTCAGCGTCCAATGAAACACAATTATCGGCTAAAGAATAAACATTATACCCAGCCACGGCAGGTGGAGATGAAAGATGATACCAAGATTGCATACGTTCAAAATGGAGAGATTTCATTTGATTGATACGGGTTGTTTTTCCATATTTAAGAGTTATATGTTCGATTGGGTTCCAACCTTGATACAGATTCGTGGAATCTGTAGTATAATTAGAATAATTGCGCTTGTCTGTAGAATCTACATTCTCTGCTACCCAAAAGATAGCTTTGCAAGGTGTTTCGCAATAAAGATCTACAACGGCAGATTTTCCGTATTTTTCAGAGTTGGTTTGATCGCAAGCCACAACATCGTTGATATAAAAAACTTTACCTTCACTATCATTGCAACTAGTATTCCATTCAACTTCATTATCCGTGACATATGCATAGCAACCCCACATTTCGGGTCTTTTGAGTTTGCTTACCGGACTTACACCTTCCAAAACGGTAAAATCTACATCTTTCATTTCCATCCATACTTTGTCCCCGTTTTTATCTGTTACGGCTTTTGCCATACGTAGAAGATCGGCTACTCTATTATTCATTTCATAGACATGGGATACCGAAGTATCCTTACTGCAAAAGTAAAGAGGAAAGGCACAGCCGGTATCTTGAGCGTAAGGCCAAGGTTGATGAAGGGAAGTTTCGTAAAACGGAAGTTCATCTGTCCAATTCTCTAGAAATGGCACATTGCCTACATTAATGTTATGATGATCTCTAAATCCAGGTTTCATAAAATGTTGATAATATTCATCCAGCCAGATATGATCAAACCATGCAAAAGGATCGTCATCTACATCAAAACGAGCTTGTTTAATAGTATTAATAGCTAGATTATGAGGCCAGCACACTTTATACTGATCTCGGAATTCAGGTTTAATTCGAATAGAAGGAAAAGCTTGAACAATATAAGTATACTTGAGATAATGAAATGTGTTATTGGCCTTGAAAACGTAGTTGTCATCATCCAAGGAACAAGGAATTTTAACTAGAATATGAGTATACCAAGTAGATTTCTGAAATTCATGGTAGAAGACAGAAGTAATGGGTTCTGGGTTCCCTGTATCATCTACAGTAGGCTGATGAATTTCTTTTTGAAATTCAGTGATAGAATTCAGTTCCAACTTGGCCACAGATGTCATTGTTTTCTAAACGTTCAAATCTGTTTAAGAGATTTGGTCTGCGCGGGTTTTAGTATTAGCAATACCTAGCAAATGCGTCAAAAAAACCAAAAATTTGATAGGAAATAATCTAAAGTATCACATTGCAAATTGAAAATGGCAAACCGTAAGGATCATGATGAATATTCACAGGAACTTGCGTGTAAGATAGAAGCACTTTTAAATATCTATGAAATGATGCCCAAAAATATGCCTAAAGGATCCGTTATCCAAACTGAAACTGAGAACGGACGTTTACTGAACATATCCAAGAAACAACTAAAAAACAAAAAGAAAGAGCTCCTACAAGAAGTAAGGAAAGATTTACCCAAAAGACTTAAACATGCTTCAAAGAGAACGAGAGATGTTAAACCTTCTGATTTCAAAAATGTTTATACACCTGTAATTGTCGCAGATGCTATCCGAGAATTTATAAACAAAGAAGATTTTGGGCTTGTGGATCCTCAAGATCCCTCTTCAGGTAAACTTATTGATCAATTACCATGTATCCAAAGAGGTTATGGTCTCCGAAACAGTTTTCAGTTGTTGTGGTACATAAGTATTGACGTGAATTCGTTGAAAGATGAAGAAGATAAAACATATCTGCATCCTAGCCAAGCTATGAAAGATGCATTTTCAACACTTCCGACTTTGTATATTAATGAAGTAGAGGAAGGAAAGATTAAAACAGTATCTAACGAGAAAAGACTTACGACGTTTGACGTGTTGGAATATCGAGTAAATACATTAGACGAAAAAGAAGAAGCATTTGATAGAGAAAAATTCAAAATTTATTTCTTTGCTACTATTCTTTCATTGAACGTTTTTAAATCTTCGGAACTACCTGAAGATTCAAGGAATAGTCTAAAAAGCGATAGTGTAAGAGAACGACTTCTCAAAGAATTTGAAATCATTAAAGAAGCTAAAGAGAAATGGAAAGAACTGAACAAAACCAACACAACAGATTAAATTTAAGTCTCATATTTAGATGAAATATGAGAAAATAATTAAATCGCACTTTGCGAAAAATCAATTGACAATGAAGTAAATTATGGAGGTCCTGTGAATGGGAGTGTATCTTCTTCTTTGAGAGGAGGAACTATGCCATATCCTCCAGTGATTGGATCTTGAAGCAGTGGTATTTCGATAGGTGAATAGGTAAACAGAATAAGAATAAAAATATAAAATAATAGCGCTACAAATGCAACCATATTTAAAGTATTTGAAACTGGAGAAGTTGTAAAGACTAAATAGGAGACAATAAACGCAAGAATAACACCTAAAATGAAGATTAAAATATCAATGGTTAAATCATGTTCTCTCGTGAGTGCTCCAATGTAGGTATAGAAAGCAAAAACAATAAAAGCAGAGCCAGAATATATACCCAATGTAATACCTGGGATAAAATTGTTAATACATCCGCTCATACTTGCCCTAACAATGAGCATATACAATAAATATGGAAAAACTAGCAGTTTTAAATGTTCCCAGGTGCTTTCATTTACCGGAACAATGGAAGCTAACACAGTATTCCTTCCACTAGACTCAAATAAGAAATGGAAGATAGTTCCTAATATGGTCACGAAAAATACACCCACAATTGAGTAAACAGATAAGGTTTCTCGTGATGGAATGATAGTCATATTATTTTATAAAGCATAGAATAATTAGATCTAACAATATTAGACGAAACACTGGAAAGCAAAACGTGAATATCGCGTGAATTACATTTCATCTGGAGAACTATTACATGAGAGTGTAGATAGTTTCAAATAAACTAAAAATTTCTTAATACTTAACATTAAGTATTAAGTATTAAAATGTTATTACTGTTATTTCTTTTTGCAAAGGTTTAATAATGACCCCATCCACCTCGACAAGCCATATAGATAATCCAAACAACAATTACAATGATCAAAGCAAGCACAACGGATGCTAAGAGAACCTTGCCAGTATCGACATTGCCATCTTCATCCAAAGCCCAAGCGGGTTTGAGAGAGAAGATGATGAGCCAGACAATCACAGCGATGATAATGAACCACAGCGCAGCCCATCCAACGGATGAGTATCCATGTCCATGACCATGACCGTGGTGGAGGTGATCCATGTCACAAGGATCGTCACAAGCAACTTGTTCAACATGTTTTGTTGTCACAACTTCATGGCATTCTTTGAGCGGTTTACATACGCGAACTCGACTAACTTCACAACCTTTATTGTCCATTTTATTACCACTATATAAATTCATTCCGGAATTTCTTAAATCTTCACCTAATTTTTGAGAACGAAGAGAATAAATACGACTGCGTGTGCTCATTTTCTTAAAAAGAAAAAAAAATTTTTTATGTTCTTGTATTTTTTTGTTATTTTTTTCCAATCAAAAAAAATAAGCATTCTTTATATTTTTTTTGACATTTTTGCGAAAATACATCGTGGGGTATAAACCTAAAGATTTTTTTTAAGCGATGTGGTATTTTTGTAAACTTATCCTCAACTTAAAACTTCTAAAAGGGTAATTAAATCTATGTTGTCGGAAACAAACGATCAAGGAATTCTCGTTCCTCCTGTTCTTGACACAAAACCTTTTGACATCAAATCATCAACCTCAAGAAAACATAAAAGAACTAGACCTTCAGTTATCGAAAAGAACAGGAGGAACGGTATGGCTACGAGTCCTAGAACGAGATCAAATCCTTCGAAAAGATATCCTTTAAGCCCTCGTGACGGAACGCAGATAATAGTCAATGGACAAACAGTAGATAGGGATAGTATTGACCCCATTGTAATTCCTTCACCGTTACCATCTCCAACACTACGTCCGGCTTCTCCACGTGCGGCTGTACCCGGGATATCGAGTGTTCCTCAAAGTCCAAGAAAATCTCTTTCTCCCAATTCACAAAGAAGATCACCAAATAGAATTGTTCCCAGATCTCCCGGATCTCCCAGATCTTCAGGATCTCCCAGATCTCCCGGATCTCCTAGATCTCCCAGATCTTCAGGATCTTCAGGAAAAACATTTATTTCACCTGCATCCCCAACCGCCTTTATTCCTACTGAAAATCCAGCCATTACAAAAGTTGGTAGTCACGTGGGGCCTTTTGTTCCGTCTATTTCCACCATTCTTTCACCCGCTCAAAGTCCCAGAAGAGGTTTATCAGAAGAAAAAACAGAAGAAGTTCCAACTGAAAAAGAAGAAGAAGAAGAAGAAGATGTTGTTGTAGGTTTATCAAAAGAAAAATCAGAAGAAGTTCCAACTGAAAAAGAAGAAGAAGAAGATGTTGTAGGTTTATCAAAAGAAAAAACAGAAGAACTTCCAACTGAAAAAGAAGAAGAAGAAGATGTTGTAGGTTTATCAAAAGAAAAAACAGGAAAAGATCCGCTGGATCTTTTGGAAGACAAATCAACATCTCAACCAGATAAATCTAGGACAAAGAGTAAAAAGAGAAAAAAGAATAAATCTCATAAGTATAAAACTTATAGATCTACAGTTCCTCCTTTCTTGGGACCCGTGCTTAATGTACCACAGATACCAGATTATAATTCCATGGCACCCATTGAACAGGCACAATGGAGAGAAGAATTCAGGGTTAAGTTTGGACTTTTACGGAGTGCTTTTCGTGATTTTTCCATTCCCGCCATTGATCCAGAAGAACCTTTAGAAATGGTCCATGCTCGTTACGAGAGATATATTCGACATATTCATATCTCGGGGGCAGCGGATAGTTACCGAACTTATCTCATTTTGATGTTTCTGGTTATTGAATTACTTGCAACCCGAGTTTTGGGGTTACCTTGCAATGGTTATACCATGGCCCAAATGAGATCTATGTCTAAATACGAACAATTATTGATACAATTGGGAGAGAAATGGTATGTTCCGGGAGGTTCCGATTGGCCAGTAGAATACCGAATTGTCTTTTTAGCCTTATTTAATGCTTTGATATTTATGGGTATGAAATACTTATCTCAATATGTAGGTGAAGGAGCAGCTGAGAGTATAATTAATTTTGTAATAGGAGGTAATGTAAGTAATGATAATTCTTCACCCTCTCCAGAATCTGGAGATGTAGGAGGTGGAGGTGGGGTTCCAGGTGGAAGTGGAGGAGGGTTTGATTTAGGTTCTTTAATGGGTATTGTTAGCAGTGTATTAGGAAACAACGGAAATAAGGCCAATAATAGTTTCTCAGGTGCCAAGACCCAAACTCAAGATGGTGGTGGAGAAGAAAGAAGAAGACGTAGAGGGCCTTTATATAGAGAATAAGAGAATAAGAGAATAAGAGAACAAAATTTTATATATGAACTACAATATATAAAATTATCTTTCGATTCTTCTTAATATGTTTCATTAAGATCATCAACTCAACTCTAAACTCTAAACTCTAAACTCTCAACTCTAAACTCTAAACTCTCAACTCACAACTCTAAACTCTATTTATTTAAATTTACTAAGAATTTATATGGATTTTATTCTTCATAAAATTCTAAATCTATTCCCCACGCTTTAGCATGTTCACCAACATCAACAAAATCAAAGAGTGAAACTTTATACCGACGAGTTTCTTCAGAAGCACTACGAATTAAAATGGGATGTCTTTTTTCATGAATATATTTGATAGCAATCTTGACTAGACTTTCAAAATATTCCCATATTTCTTCTTCGTCTTCCTTAGAAACAACAAAATGACCTTCCGCATCTTTCAAGGAAAAAATCTCACTAAATGCATTTACTTGATTTATGGGCAAATCACTAAAAATCTCCCCTGCATTTTGAAGAAAGAAAGTACGTTCTCGATCCCTGATTTTTTCCCACCAATGATCTTTGAATTCTTTTATTTCCTTTTCATGTGATTTCTTAATGAAAGTATTGATGACACTTGTATGAGGTAGCCTTTCAATCACTCGAACGGCCACTTCTATGGCTTTTGGTGTCATAATGTTATAACCTTTACTGTTGACCTCTTTTACAATGTCAAAAAGTAATTCTCCTAAACCAACCACGTTTGCGTGAAATCTTTCCTCAGGCGAAGGTTTAGAGTTTTCCATTTTAGGTTTGAACTTTTCCTCTTTAGTTGTTTTACTAGTAAACAGTTCAAAAAAAATTGCATTCGTTTCTATAAAGCCAAAATGTTTTCAAATGCTATTGTTTTTATTCAATATCAGGATCCATTTTTCAAGTTGCTTCGACAATTTACACACGACCCATATGATGCTGTAGGGTTAAAATGTGGTAAAACATTTACAGTTTTAAATATATATGATGGAAGAAAACCCAAATGGTGGAAAAAATGTAGTTTTGCTGAATTCAAAGAAAATCCTTTTGTCGATTCTCTTGTAATTTACCCGTTTTTACCAACGCACGTTGAAACATTGCGATTAAAATTGGCTTTAAGTTCAGCAATTGCCAGTTTTTCAGAGAAGAAAAAAGACCTGAAAAATTTTTTAGAAGATCTTTTCCTTAGAAATCAAGTCTTTGAAGAGCGAGTGGGATATCTTTTCATCTGTAAGGTTTTAGAAAATATGACGGATATGTCTATCGTAAAAATAGAAGACTCTAACATTTTGTCATTCCCGCATGACTTGACAATACAGAAAAAACAACAAGTTGAAAGTCCGTATAAAATCGAGATCAAGAAATTTTTTGCATGTATATATCAACTTTATTTGTCTTATGATACGATCCGTTTTTCTAAATCGATCGATTTATCCCCTGGAATTATTGTGAAACAAATGCAAATGTATATATACAACATGGCTTCTCAAATTCAAGAATCTCCAATTTTTGAATTGGATGAATTGATGTGTAAGATGAATGCATTAGCTGAGATATATAATATTCCTCCTATGAAATGTCCAGATGTAGAACCTCATACTATTATGATTTGCGCTAAGAAAAAAGAAGATATGACGATGATGTTAGATTGTTTGCCTCAAGAGGAGAAATTTTCTTATCTGACAGGTAATGGATTAGGAATTGAAAAATTGACGGATTCACAACTTTTTGAACTTAGAAGAATGATAGATTCAATGAATGAATTTCGTATTGAATTCTATGAACTTCATAACAAAATAAATGAAAAGTTATCGAAACGTAAGAAAATTTAAAGTTTCTTTCAAAAATTAGACATGTTGAGGAAAGGGTATTTAAATCGTATCAGAACGTCTCTTACCACATTAGGTATCCCCGTAAAAGAAATTGAAGTGGAAGCCAAATTTGGTTATTATAAGAAGAAAAAGAATCGTGAGGGATATGATTTTGTAAGCGATGTAGGATGGCGTAAATTTAAAGCCTTGAAAAAACAACTTTTGGATCGTGGATTTGTCCCAATTCATCAACATATTACCGATTTTATTTATAAGGGAGGCATTCGAAGACAAGTTATTACCACTGAAAATCAAGAAGAAGTAGAGATTTGGCAAAGGAAAACAAAAATGCGTCATTTCAGTGACGGTCCGGCCTTTAATTATGGCGTTCGTGTAACTATTAGTCAAGAAACAACAGATATCACGCAAGGAGAAATGGCTGGGTTAAAACGTGATATTGTTCGAACCAAAGACCGAACGTCTTATTATTACAATGATTTTCTAAGAATTGATATGACAGAAGTAAGTACAGACCAAAATGCTAACATTGCCTACGAAGTAGAAGTAGAAATTTTGAAACTCTACGAAGGTATATTGGAAAACAAATTTCAAGAATTTGACAAACTATTATACCATCTTTTCCAATTTATCCACGATACATTGTTGTTATATACTAAACATGAACGAGAGGAACTAGCCAAGTTTATCAACCTCGTCCTAGGTGAACGTAATGGTGTGTTTTTGGATTACGGTATGGTAGCCAACGCGCGCAATCTAAAAATCAAAGATATGATGTGGGGAGGTTTAATTGGCAATGAACTTGAAGGAAAAATAAATCGTTATAGTATAACGCATAAGGCGGATGGACTTCGTAAATTTTTGGTAATTAATACAACGGGTATATGGTTTGTGTATCCCCGGTTGGAATTCAACTTGGTTTATCGGTTTAGAAAAACCGAAAAAGCTGGGTGGTTGAATGGTCTAATTCTAGATGGGGAATTAATACCTAAAGATGACGCGCATCGTCGAGTTAGGGATGTTATGGAGAGATTAGAAGCTTTTGAATCTATTCCAGGCATTGAAGAATACAGTCGTGTAGACCGCCGTAAGTTAAAGTTTGTTCCGGACGCGGAATATTGGTTTTTGGTCTTTGACACGTTGGCTCTATCCTCCAATAAAGATATACAAAGACGTCCGCATTCTGAAAGACTAAAAGAGGCATATCGAAGAATTAATGGAACCTTTACCATTACTGAAAATGAAAAACTGATGAAAAGATTGGTGATTTCTTTCAAGTCGTTCAGACAGATCTCATCACCAGAACAGTTTTTTCCGCTAATGCAGCAAATGTTTGCCGAGAAGAATCTTCTTCCCTATGAAGACGATGGATTTATTTTTACGCCAGAACTAGCTCCCTATAATCCTATTCGTTATTCCCGTCTTAGTTTACGAGACAGATCACTCGTTGTTCAATCGGATATATGTAAATGGAAGCCCGTGGAAAAACTGACTATAGATTTTGCTATACGCCATCGGGGGGATGGAAAAATAGATTTGTTGTCTAAAGGAATTGGACGGATAATGGTGGTGTTTGATGGAACGGCGTATAATCCGTTTGATGCAAATACAATGATATCCCACGATCATCCTCTTATATCAGAACATCCTACAGGAGCGATACTTGAATTTGTTTGGAATATGGAAACTCAGATTTTCACTCCCCTTAAAGCTCGCCCAGATAAGAAAGATCCTAACAGCATTGGGGTGGCCGAAGACAATTGGAATATGATACATAATCCAATTACGGAAGAAACTCTAAAAGGAAAAAACTTTACGCTTATGAAAAAATATCATAATCGACTTAAACGAGATCTCTTCCGATTGCCTAGATACAATGAAAAATTTCTTTTGGATGTAGGAAGTGGTAAAGGAGGAGATGTAGACAAGTGGAAAAGATTTGATAAAATTGTAGCCGTAGAACCTTCTGCTGAGAATATAGTGGAACTCGAAAGAAGAATACGTTTACATAAGATGGAAAACAAAGTCAGAGTGGTACACGCGGGAGGTGAAGATACAGAAATCATCACGAAGGCCGTTCAGGAATTTATGGGTAGAAAAGTAGATGTGGTTTCTTTAATGATGAGTCTTACATTCTTTTGGAAATCCTCGGATATGCTTGAAAAACTTGTTACAACTATCGATGAGAATCTAGCAATTTCAGGTTCCATTATTTTTATAACAATGGACGGAGATACAGTAGAAGAAGTTTTTGAACCTTACTTTCCCAGTTATCGATACGAAAAACTCATCTTTCACCAAACGAAAGAAGACGAAGGCTATGCAATCTTAAAACTCCAGCCACGAGAGGAAGTCAAAAAAGATCAAGGAAGAAAAGTTTGGATATACATTCAGGATTCTATTGTTGGAAAAAAAGTCCACGCAATTCACCCGAGACCCATTCCTATTAAATATACAAAATTACCTGTCATCCTTTCTCCTAAAAGAGTTACACCCACGAAATCCTTGACTTCTACTAAATCTAAATCTAAATCTGAAATTATCTTTCAGCAAGAATATTTGGTTCATTTGATGGATTTTAAAAGATTATTATCCAAACATAGAAACATTGTTTCTGAAAACGTCCATAGAGCGGACCGACAGATGTTCCTTACAGGATCTGAAAAGGGATTTAGTTTAATGTATTCTTGGGGCATATACGAAATATCTGAAATCCGTTCTATTCTAGAGGATGAATATAGACAATATAAATTGCTCAAAGATATTCGTTCTTTTATTATAGACAATTATGAAGATTCAGAAGTAATACTTGAAAATCTATCGTATTTTCTATACTCCATGAGCGAAACCCATCATGGTGCTTTTCTAACACCGTTATATTTATCGCATTCACTATCTCAGGATTTCCTTAAGAGATTGATGGATAATGGAATTGAAGAACACGTAGCCACGAAAATAGTTCAATATGTTCTAGATAAAATTTCGTATTTTTTTAATCATCCCCCTTCCACGACATTTTTACAAGAAGATGATATTATGAGACAAGAAAATCTATTCACAGTAGGAGAAGCCAGTTTTTACATTGATCCGGATAGAATGTCGGTTATAGATTCATTACTATCTGAAGATACACATCAAGAAAAAACGTCCAATATCTTAACCATGCTTCTCAGATACTATACTTTTTTCCATAATTTGCGTCCCTTACATCTTCCTAAAGAGTTTTATCATTTATTGGCTAAGAAATACAAAAAGGATTTGATAATAGACGCTTACGCCTCTCCACTGACAGCACAAATGCAGATATTGGGAGAAGGAGAAGCACAAGCATACTTTGCCTCCATCTCTCCTGATATCGATAATGCTTTTGGTTCCATCGGATTTATACAAGATTTATATCTTCCCGATTTTCCAGAAACCTATATAACTATAATTTCTTTTCCTCAATTGGTTACTAACGATATACGTAGATTGGCCTATACATACCAAAAATGGTTAGAAGTGAATCCAGAGAACAAGTTTTTACGTATCATCTTTTTCGTTCCCAAAATCTACGAAGATGACGAATTCTATATACAAAGTCAAAAATCTAAATTTCTGGTTTTTGAGACGGAAATTATGTTAGATCAACCTTATCATGTGTTTATATTTGAAAACCCACGAACGCGTGAGGGAAGATACGAAGATCTCTTTGAGATAGATTTTCAACGAGACGAATCTCAAGAAGAAGAATTGCCCCGATATGTAAGAGACTTTATTCAAGATATGAAACCTGAAACCATATTATATACCCAAAAAGGAACCTACTCAAGCAAAGAATAAAAAACGAAAAAAAAACAAAAAAACCATTGTACATATTTAATATTAATTATGTATCCAAGTTTAAAACTTTCTATAATGTAAAAAAATGTCTATGATACATTGTGAACCCGAAATTGGTACGGCAAATTACTTGAACTGGAAAAAAAATGGATATGATGATTTTAAAATGGTAGCTATTTATACTATTGGAGATGGAAATTGTTATTTCCACGCTTTAGCACACGCCTATTATATTCCTTATCGAACGCAATCCTTGCAAGGGAAAACAGTTAGTAGACAAGATATTGTCCGTAATTTGAGATATTCATTATCTGTTCGTTTAGGTGAACCCGTAGACTCTCTAAATCCAAACGGTCCTACTTTTTATGATCAATTGAGTCGGGGAAAACTATACGAATTTGGGAAAAGTATTCCCGAATATTCCTTTGAAGAAATGAGAAAACGATTAAGATCTTCGAGTGCTATTGGAAATGAATACAACGAATTTGTTTCGAATCAGTTGAATAAAGATATTTATATTTTAGATTATGAGAAACAAGATGTTTATATTACAGGAGATGATGATGATTTACTATATAAAGATCGTTCTTCTATTGTATTAATTTATATGCCAGGTCATTACGAATTAGTTGGAATTCAAGATAAAAACGGTAAAACACAAACTTATTTTTACCCTACACACCCTTTCATCCAGTTTCTCAAAAATAGAATGAATTCGATTCGCCAACATTCACCAAAAAGAGAAGTATAAAAATCGAAAATCGAAAATCGAAAATCGAAAATCGAAAATCGAAAATCTTTCTTCTTATATTGTTCGAAAATATGGATATTGTACAAGATAATCCAGTAGATACAATATTTTCTATAGATGTATTACCTGAAATATTGAAGTGGTTAAAACATGATAGTGATAGTGATAGATGTTTTTTATCAAAAGAAGATAGAAAAATGATAGATTTGCGTTTACAGCAACGCAGTGATTTTGGAAAGGAAAAATATGGAAGTTTTTTACGTACATTTAACGGTCGAGATTGTGAAATAGATGCACAACAAGAAATTATAGATTGTATTCAATATTTGTTTCAGATGAGATTGGAAAATAGGTCTCTCTCCACGGAAACCATCAAGATGTTACAAACTCTTGTTAAGCTTGCGAATGAAATGGTAGAATAGAAATAGAAATAGAAATGGTAGAATAGAAATAGAAAGAGTTTATGTTACTTCTCCTCTTAATACATAATACATAATACATATTATGTATTTAGATTTTTCTCAAACTACTTCTTATAGAAAAATAAAAAAATGAAAATGTGAAAATGTTTAGAAGAATATATACGTTTACCTCAATATTTAGGAAACTTTTTTAGTTTGCAACAAATGATGTTTGATCCCTTTCTCGATATTTCCGATGTTGTACCTTTTGCTCATTTATGCAAATGCTTTGATTTGATGAGTACAGCCAAAACAGGCAAAATAAAGAAGAGATATTTATCTCTCTTTGTAGATGCCTATACCGCCCGAACCCGCAATTTTTACCCAGTTCTTAGATTGATGACTCCGGAATCGGATTTGAAACGTGTTTTTGGAATCAAAGAACAATCGTTGGCTTCTATTATTTTATATGCTTATGGTCTTTCTGAAACTAGTGAAGATGGAAGAAAATTACTGAAATGGCGCGAAGGAGAAGGCAATCTCCCAGCTGTCATTTATAGCCTAGTTTTAGCGCGTTCCACAGCTAAAAGTAGATGGACGTTATATGATGTGAACCGGTTTTTAGACGAGTTATCCGAAGCTAAAGGGGTAACGCAAAAGAAATTGGTCTTTCGGCAAGTAGTATCCAAACTTCAGGCCAGTGAAGTGAAATGGTTATGCAGGATTATTTTGAAGAAACTTCGGTATGGAACTTCTTTAGCACCGCTTTTAGAAACATTTTGTCCACACGCTGCTGATCTTTTTACTTTCCATGCTGATTTAGAGCATGTGTGTAGGCAAATACAAGATCCTAATTTTGAGATAGAAGAAACTATGGAATTACAACTATTTGTTCCTTTTCAACCCATGCTTTCAGCCCGACAACGACCTTTAGATATACCCAAACATATGGATCCTCCCTATTTTGTGGAAACCAAATATGATGGAGAACGTGTATTGATACACATTCAAAAGAAGAAAACGCGAATTTTCTCTCGTTATCTCCAAAATTCTACATCCTTATACGCCAAGCTTATTCGAGAAGTCAGACGATCTTTGGATAAAAGCGTGAAGTCATGTATACTCGATGGTGAATTGTTAGTGTGGGATAAGGAAAAGAAATGTATTGAACCCTTTGGAGGAACTAGAGGTATTGCAAATAAAGGAGATAAGGAAGATGAGAAACATTTCTTTATCAAAATATTTGATATATTACATTTAAATGGGGTGAGTCTTTTACAACATGCTTTATACGAACGAAAAGATATTCTCTACAAAAACGTTCGAGAAATACCAACAAGAGTGGAAACAGTGAAACACACAGAATGTTCTACCATTGAAGAAGTAGTGACTCTTTTTAAGCAAGCTGTTGAGGAAAAGGAAGAAGGAGTTGTAGTGAAAAACCCTCGCAGTCCTTATATGCCCAATATTAGAAGCAAAGACGTATGGGTCAAACTCAAACCGGATTTTGTTTCTAATATCGCATCGGATCTTGATGTGATTATTTTAGGCGGGTATTATGGAAATGGTAAAAAATCGGGGGGTAAACTCTATAGTTATTTGGTTGGAGTTCAGAATTCTGATGGAACACAATACCATCCGGTAGGTAAAGTCGCAACAGGTCTTACGGATCGGGAAAGAGATTGTTTGTTAGAGGAATTAGAAGAAGATTGGATACATGAAGTTCCTGAAAATATTATCCCAGGATCTGATACACCCGATGTATGGATAGATCCTGAAGATTCTCGTGTGTTGGAAATCCGAGCTATGCAAATCATTCCTTGTGAAAAACGTCCTTCTGGTGTTACTTTTCGTTGTCCGCGTATTGAAAGAGTGCGTTATGATAAAGAAGTGGAAGGTATTATTACTTTGGAACGTTTACAATCTCTTATTCGAGAAGCAGCGGAAATGGACGAGTCGGGGATGAAATCAAAACCTAAACCTAAACCTATATCGCGTAAGAGGAATTACATACCTCTCACAACTCCTACAGATGTGGCAGATACGAAAATCACATTCGATCTTTTCAAAGGTCAAGTGTTTTATGTTTGTGGTAACGTTTGGAAGAAAGAAAAACGGCAAGAATTAGAACGTATGATTCATGAATATGGCGGTGTTTTCCATCAGAACTATAATATTAATGTAAACTATATCATTGCGGAATCCAAGACTGCTCAACTTAAGGGGATCCTAGAAGAATTCAAGAAAAGAAACGAGATGATAAGACATGATCGTGAATATCATTCTATGAGAGTTACCGAATTGAAAGAACATTTACGAAAACGTCATCGCAAAGTATCCGGTAAGAAATCTGATTTGATTGAAAGATTAGAAGAACATGACAAACGGTTTTTACACCCAATATATGTAGTGAAACCAAATTGGTTAAAAGAAAGTATTGAACAGCGATCATTTGCGAAAATGACCAACGAAAATATGTGGAAATAAAACCCCAAACAAAAAAAAGCTTTAATATGAAAATGGGACATTCAAAACGATGTCAAGATGAGAAAATTGTAGTGGATTATTTTCAAATTCCAGGTCCTCCGGGTATTCCGGGTCCCCCAGGTTCTGTAGGGATGAAGGGAGAAACGGGTCCTACAGGAATGACAGGACCTACAGGACCTACAGGACCTACAGGACCTACAGGACCTACAGGAATGACAGGTGCAACAGGACCTACAGGAATGACAGGTGCAACAGGACCTACAGGAATGACAGGTGCAACAGGTATGACGGGACCTACAGGAATGACAGGTGCAACAGGTATGACGGGACCTACAGGAATGACAGGTGCAACAGGTATGACGGGACCTACAGGAATGACGGGTGCAACAGGAATGACAGGTGCAACAGGTATGACGGGTGCAACAGGTATGACGGGTCCTACAGGAATGAAAGGTGCAACAGGTATGACGGGTCCTACAGGAATGAAAGGTATGACAGGGCCTACAGGAATGAAAGGTATGACAGGGCCTACAGGACCTTCTGCAAATATAGGGAAGTTCGTTATGATTGATGAAAGCCCATTATTCCCAGTGGCAGGGAATAAGAGTTTCCTTATTGATCACAGAGAAACATCTTTATACTTAGGTTCGCTCATATTGGATAATCTGCAACAAGGCGATGCTTATCATTTAGTGATTGCCGGGGATTTCAAGTCAGAAGCTGGAGATACGGTAACTATAACCGTGGAAGCCGATGGAAATGCTTCATCCATACCCCCCAACCCGAACCCCAGCCTTGGAGGAGGGAACATATTGGCAGAAATAGTTGTGGATTTAACGAGTTCAAATGACCAATTTTTTGAGATCGAAGTAGATTTCATAGTGAGAAAGGCTGGAAATCCGGGTACTGCGGAATCTATCGCAAATCTCGATTTCACATATTCTGATACCGGTGCGACGACTTGGAGAGGAGATCGAAGCATTAAGGTAAACAATATGACCTTCAGAACTACAAACAACAAATACTTATTTGCATATTACCAATTTTCAAGTACAAGCGAGAATAACTTTATGAAGGCAAAGATGGCATATATGACCAAAGTATTTTAGTGGGTATATATAAATACATATAAATGTCAAACATACACTCCAGCTGCATTTATAGACAGATATCTTTGATATAGAGAGTTACCCACAAACGCGTATACGGGTTCAGAAAATAAAGATGGATCCCCCCCCCCGGGTATTGGCGGTGATGGGATTATTCTGAGCAGTGATGGCAATTGTGTAACGATCGATCAAACTCTACCTACAACATTTGGCGAAATCACCTTTGAATTGATAGACCAGTATGGATTTTACGGTCCAGCACCACCCATGATATCCGGAAATTATGTACTCTTTGGCGGTAAACATGCAATTCTTAACTTGGAACTCACGCATGATGTTGAATTCTATGATAACACCCAGTTACAACCAAGCGCACCTGGTGCCAGAGGAGGTTTTGAATTCAAGATCCGATTTGATACAGCAAGTGTTCCGGCTTTTACAACAGGGGTCGCGGGCTTAGGGGGAGGTCCTGTTACCGTGCGCAACAATGATTTCGGCGGCGGAGGTCCCTTAAATAATTATAACAACCAAATGAAGAATACGATGGGCGCTGCAGCGGGGGCGTTTAATGTGCTTGGGAATATCCAAGTTATTGGATCGATGGTTGGAAGCCGAATGGAGGTTGTATCCTCAGATAATAATCCCGTACCGAAACCTATGACAATATTTATGAGTTTGCAAGTATCTTTGTTTATCCCCATCGTGTTGACATAAATTGAGTCAATAAGAATACCTTAAAATTTACAGCAAGGATGTAAATTTTATCGAAAAACCACAATCACAAACACAAACAAAAAAATATGTGGAAATAAAACCCCTCCCAAAAAAAAGCTTTAATATGAAAATGGGACATTCAAAACGATGTCGTCATGAAAAAGTTATAGAAGAATTTTGTCAAATTCCAGGTCCTCCGGGTGTTCCGGGTCCCCCAGGTCCTACAGGAATGAAGGGAGAAACGGGTTCTAGAGGTCCTACTGGAATGAAGGGAGAAACGGGTTCTAGAGGTCCTACTGGAATGAAGGGAGAAACGGGTTCTAGAGGTCCTACTGGAATGAAGGGAGATAGGGGAGCTACAGGTCCTACAGGTATGAAAGGTGAGAGAGGGGAAACTGGACCAACGGGTATGAAAGGTTCTACGGGTTCTCCAGGTATGAAGGGAGAAACGGGAGAAAGGGGAGCTACAGGATCGCCGGGTTCGGCAACGAATACGGGAGCTACAGGACCAACAGGTATGAAGGGAGAAACGGGAGAAAGGGGAGCTACAGGATCGCCGGGTTCGGCAACGAATACGGGAGCTACAGGTCCTACAGGTATGAAAGGTCCTACAGGTCCTGCAGGAACTATTATTGCTTGTAATTACGAAAAATTGGACTTTTCAGCTACTGGAGTAACCGGGTTCCAAAGTTTGACTGACGTAAATTGGATATGGGATCCTTTCAATGAAAAATATGTAGTGACTGAAGGGGGTATTTATAGTGTAGTACTACAATCCTGCCTAGATACTACCTTGAATATACTTATTAACGGAGAAATCATGAATACTTCTTGCAATAAACAATTAGTCTCTGTAAGTGAAATATCTCCAGGAGATTGTGTAAGTTTTGAAATTCTAGCTTCAGATTGCATTCCTAGTGATTATGATATACTAAATGCGGGTCCTTCGGGCGCTACAGGAGGTGCTCAGGATTTTGCTTCTTTTGGAGGTTTAGGTGTTGCTAATATTGAAAGATCCGGATGTGGTATAAATAGAAGCGGATCTAATTTGGTTATAGGAGCACCTGCTTATGATTCTGGCGCTGGAGCTATATATTCTTTTGTAAATACGGGTACTGAATTTGTTGAAC